CGCGAAATGTAGGACGGCCGGCGCGCGCTGTATGTCTTACGAATATATGCGGGCCTGGTTATTACTTTGCGCATGGCAATAAATACGGCTAAGGTATATGATCAAGGGTATAGGGTATTAACATATGTTTGGGAGAGGGGAGTAGGAGGGGGATAAATGGCATTTCTCGCCATAAGAGGTAGGGTATATGCACTTGGCAAAAAATAAGCCTTAGAATCGCCTAAAAATCAGCGTAATTATTTCTGTTTAAAAAAATTAACAAAAATATTTTTGGTTTGTAATAATGTATTGTATTACATTTGTGTTGCTATTGAGTTACTATTGAAACACAAATGTGACTCAAATGAATCACAAAAGAATTACAAACGAATTACAAAAGTAATACGAGTTATGAAAGCAAAAAAGTCATCACCCAAAAGTATCAGATTTAATATAGTGCATTTTAATCATGCGATGAAGAAGGGTAGTTTTGAATCTGCTCAAGAACTTGTGGATGTATTATTGAGGAATTATGTTGAATCTCAGTCAGATGCTAAGACTGGATCAAAAGCAACAAAAACAGAAATTGCAAAGGAAGGTGTTGCGACAGACAAAGAATTGTCTAAGGGCGATTTGCTTAAATTAATGAGGGGTAATAAATTATAATGGCATATTAAACAAATAGGATATGAAACAGACATCAATAGAATGGTTATTTGAAAAGCTATGGGATGAGCCAAAAGATAAACTTACATGGCATAGCATATTAGATAAAGCCAAAGAAATGGCACAACTTCCCCAACAAGAAATATCAGATGAAGAAATAGAGAAGTTTGCAGATGAAGAACTTGGAACTATTAGAACTGATTTTGATTTTGGAGTAATTCAAGGAATGAAATGGTATAGAGAACAATTAAAACATAGACAATGACTCCACAAGAAAAAGCAAATCAATTATTAATTAAGGTTAAGGATTCCCTAACTGAAAAAGCAAATAAAGACGATATGTTATGGGAAATGACTGTGCATTATCAGACTATAGATATTGTATTATTAATGGTAGATGAAATTATAAATATTGCTCCAGACAATAAGTCAATAATTGGCAATAAATATTTAACTATTAAGGAATTTTGGGAACAAGTAAAAAAAGAAATAGAAAACCTATAAAATAAAATAGCAAATAAATATATGGAATATATTTTAATAATACTTCTGTGGGAATTTTTAAAAATTGTAATAAGAAATATATTGAATAATATTTTTAACGATTAAGATAATGATTATAAAGATTTTTTATTGGGTTATTTTGGCAACATTAATTTTAATTGGGATGATTTTTTTTGCTTTTTTATGGTTTTTTTTATTTGACTATTTATATTATATCACTTCAAAATTTATTAAAAAATGGAAATGAAAATCAAAATGCACGATGTTACAATTTCAATTAGCAATGATTATGATGATGTTACATTAACAGAACTCTATGATTATTTTAATTCAATGCTCATTGGTTGCACTTTTACAAAACAGCAAATTGATAATTACATTATTGAAAAAGCTGCCGAATTAGAAGAAGAAAAATAAATTATTTAAAAATTAATACAATGCTGGCCCATGTCTAAAAAAGAAAGATTTACAGATAATACATATTCGCTTGCAAAAGGAATACATCATATAAATATTGCTAAACAATATTTTGAGGATGTTAGATTTGGAACACAAGGAGATATAAAAGCTGTGTTTAATCAATACATCCAAAAGTGCGAATGGATTATTTCAAATTTAAAAGATAGACTTGGGCCGGATAATAAACTTTCTCTTGAAAAGGAACTTTTATCATCAATATCATTAGAGGCAATAAGCGATAGATTAATTCATCTTAACGAAAATCAATTAGGTATAATTGAAAATATAGTTGATGCAATTATATCTGGAGAAGAAATAAAATTTATTAAAGAATAATAATCTATGGAAACGATAGATGTAAACGATTTAATATCAGATATAGATATTAATAAAAAAACAAGATACGAACTTAGATTTGGTAATTATCTTGGATATTTTTTTGTAACAACCACAAGATCAGAAGAAAACTGTGTTGAGCTTTTGATTAAAATGGCCCATGATAGACCAGCAAAAAAAAGAAAATATTTTAAGATTATAAAAATTAAAGATGGCGATAAAAAAGTTTTGTTTAAAGGCTCAATAAAAGGATTAGAATATTAAGCATTATTGCAAGGGCTATTCCTACCACAATAGTATAGGTTAAAACAATAATGTAAAAATCTCTTTTTTTCATTTAAACTTAAGTTTTGCCATATTCAATTTGTGTCTATAATCAATGAGCATTTCTTTAAGATCTTGCCTTGTCCATTTATAAGGCGCCCTTGATTCTTCTATTAAATTTTCTATTAACCCTGGATTAGCAGAATTTATTGCTTCAGCATACGCATCAAGATTCCCATCAAGATGTCTATTACAATTTACGCATTGGGGGTTTAAGTTCCTCAAATCCCATCTTAGTTTCATAAAAGAACGGCTGATATAATGACCACAATCAAATGTAGTCCAATCCCCTATTTTCTCGCAAGTAAAACAAGTTACTATTCCTTCTGCATTTGCATTTTTAATTCTAACGTATTTGCTTACTACATCATCAAGGTCCATGATTAAATAGGCTCGTTCTTTTTCTTCGCTATTTTGTATTGTATTAGAAGCCTTATATATTTTTCTTGAAAAAGCCTTTTTCTGCGATTGGCTTATTTGCTTATTTGCTTTCTGTTTTTGCCTACATTTAACGCAAAAAAGTTCTTTACCAACCTTAACTACTGCGGTGTTTTTGGCTCCACATACTGGGTCGCTACAATCGCCTTGCTTAGTCCTTGGAATCATCTTCTATACTTTTTGGTGGATTAATTTTTACGTTGTCAAAAAGACCTTTAGATTTGGCTAATTCTATTAGAGATTCACCCATTTCATGCAAATCATCATCGCTCATACAAGCGTGCGTAAGCTCTCCAATGAATAAAACTTTTTCAACTGGTGTCATGTCAGAAAATTTTTTACAAATCATGTTTTAAATTTTAAAATGAAATATCATCTTTATATGGTTTCCAAGCCGTTGAAGATTCTTTAGGTTTATCTTCTATTATTATTTTGGATTGTACACTTTCTCTTTTGATATGCCAAGAATGTACAGGATCAATAGGTTGTCCTCCTTCTTCAAGTCTTTCAATAAAAGCACAACCTCCGCGATACATCTCAAACTTAACTGGAAAATCAAGTGATGTTGGTCTACCGCCGGTTTCGGTATCTTTTATCTTTCTAACATGGAGTTCGGTAACCATCCAATCTGTTGGGTGCTGTGTAATTCTATGAATAGTTAAAAAATCATCAGCCTTGTTTGCAACTTTTTGGCCTCCTTCGGTGTCTGCTTTATTTGGAGCGGCTTGATACTTTTTTTCTCCGTCCTTAGTTCTTGCGGCAGCCGTTACTGCGTGGTGATTTACAAACCAACCAAAATTATTCTGCTGGCCAAAAGCTTTTATTTCGCTCAATGCCTCATAGTGATACTCGTGGGTGTTCAATTTGCTGAATCCGCTAAGATCTATCTTTAACGAGTTGTATGGGTCAATCATTCCGTAATGGTATTTTTTAACCTTGCTTGCTTTCTTAACCATATTGATGATATCCTTGTAGTTAAACAAATCTTCTTGAGCTTTAATCATTGAGAAATGTTTTTCTACGAAAGCCTTAGCAATATTATACTCGGTTTCGTTCATTGCATTCGGACCTACAAGCGGCTTGCCCCAATAGAACTGTATCATCTTTCTCATAAATGCGCCAAGGGTATTTTCGCTTGAGAATATGATGCCGTTCCACCCGTGGTACATAGCGGCAAGCAGGCACAAATACCAAGTAAAAACTGATTTACCGGTGTTATCAATACCATTGGTCATAACCAAGTTCCCTTCCTTAAATAAAAAATGTTTATCCAAAGATGGACTACCGGTTGTCAAACCCATCTTCAAAGTGCCATCTCTAACCGATTGTAGATAATCATCGTAATCTTGTGGCTTGGCTAAAAACGAAAAATCATTGTCATTCACATCAACACGAGAAGTAATTACTCTTGTGCTTGGTGTTTCCTTCTTAGGCTCGTCTTTATCACCATAGCCCATATCATAAAGCCTTCTACTTGCTTCTACAAAGTCTTTATTGCATTCCAAAATGGCAAAAACCGCGTATGGCAAATAAGCTTTTTCGGGTTCAAATTCGCTACTCGTGGTAAAAACCGTGAACCAATTTCTATTTTCATCAAAATTTCCAGAAGATACCGATGATGTCTGCCCTGGTCTTAAAAATATTGTCTTTGGACCTTGTCTTTTCACAAATTTCCATCCATGATTCTGTAAAAGTCCTATCACATCACCTCTTTTGTTATAATCATCAAAGGCAGAAAGACCTTTTGTTTTTTTAATCGCAGAACTTTTAGCCGGAAGCGCATATTCTTCCATAACCTCATTGAACTGTCGGGCAATTCCAAATAAAATATCTCTCTCATCTGGAGTTATATCATTAATTCCATACAAATCGCCATAAATCATCTCATATCCTACGGATGGATTACAGACGATTTGACCGCCTATCCCCCTCGTCTCTATAAGAACCCTTACTTTATCGTTTATCTTTGATTTTTCGGCAACTCTGCGAGCCTCAGCGTCATCTTTCCCCTTGCTTACCTCAGATTCGTAAGTTTTTTGGTAAGTTTCATCTTTTTCGGCATCAGTTGTGGATCTATTTGCAAGCTTTGTGTTGCCGCCTATGGCAGAACAACGGTAAATGAAGTGATATCCGCCGTTTTTGGTCTTTTGGACCACAAGTTTTTGCAAAAGACTATCATCTAACTCATGGATAAGGCGTTTATAGTTCTCAAAAAGCTTCCCATCCAAGCTATATTTCTGGTCAATGTCTATCACTTCAACATTCCCAGATGGCTTTCCGCAAACCAATCCAACAGCCACGCAGTTGCTCAAGTCATACTTTTTGACTGAGTTTTGCCAATCTTTTACAATTGGTTGTTTTTGCGCATTAACCGGAATAAACTGCAAGCCTTCTATTTCGTGCAAATCTTCAAAGTTCATAACCATCAATTTTGTTTTGAAATTTTCTGTCTAAAAGTTTTCTTTGGATGTTATATCGGCCTAAAACCTTTGCTACATAGTCAACGTTTATGCAGTTCCCAACAAAGGAAACATAGTCTATATCTGCATTATCTTTTGCATTTAGGCGAAATGAAAGTAGAATTTCTTCAAGAGTAAGTTCTTCATAACCAAACTCAAGGATGAATATTGAGATTTCTTCGGCTATGAAAGTAGCAAAAAATTCGGTAGTTGGCAAAACGCACCCACAAATAGCCGCCGCCCGAATCATAATCTGATCAACCGCAATTCTTTTGTCATCATCATCCAGTTGAGAAAATGAAAATCCAATTTGCCGTGCCTTACAAATCATTTTTTCCGCCAGAGTCATTTGTGTGATGTCTTGCAAATCTTTGAGCAAATAACTCTTCTGATTGTGCTTTAAAATTTCCGCTAAATTTTGCATTTTTTTCTTTTTTTGAGTAAGACATATCCTTATCCTTATCCTTATCCTTATCCTTAATGATTAAGTAATCATTCCCAAATGATTCTGGAATCATTGATAAAAGATTATTTTTTTCTAACTCTTTCACAACCGAAATAATTACTGGCCGATTGCTATTAAGCGAAGTGTATTGGAATTTTAAAAACTTGGGAATGAACCAGTTATTTTCTTTCACAACAATCCTTCCATCCATTTGGCTTATTAATTCTTTTTCTGAAATATCAGTATTGCACATTAAATTCAATAGTCTAATGCTTCTTTTGCATATTCCTGCGTGGTTGCAATTATCCAATAACCATTGCCAAATGATTCGGTAATCATTGCTTAATGATATATACCAATCGTCATTCCACTTCTCCGTGTCAGTAAGACGTTTTGCCATTATATTTCAAATTTAAAATTTAAGCGATTGCTTATTTTATCTAACTCGTCTTGTGTAAATTGAGTAGTACCTTTCATTTTTTGTGATAGTTCCTGCTCTGGTAATCTTATCTCAAATGACAACCATCTTTGTGTTCTACCATCAAGAGCCAATTTGACTTGCTCCGGAATTGATAATTTTACTTTTTCTTGTTCCATATTCTTTTCATTTTTCACAAATGTAAACTTATTCAGAAAATAAAAAAATATTTTTTTGCTAAAAATAAAATAATGTTCGTAGATTTGCTTTAGACATTAATCCTAAATACACTACTATTATGAGATCAAATCCAGAAACATCACATGATGCGCATAAAATGATGACAGAAGAAGTTCTTTCTAAACATCATCATCAAATTATTGACGCATTAAAGATTTTAAAAAGAGCAACTTATGAAGAGATTGCTAATTTTTTAGATTGGGATGATAAAAATAGAGCATCAAGAAGATTAGCTGAATTAGAAAGAAATCAAGTCATTTTCAAACCCGGTGAAAAACGCAAAACTAAGTATGGACGTAATGCGTATGTTTATATGTTAATTAAAAAAGAACCTATTGCTCTTGAGCTTTTTTAATGTAATTTGTTATTGCAAAATATCCATTAATTAAATTGGATTTAAAATGCAGTATTTAAATTATGCGAAAAATATTGACGTTTATTTTTTTGCTAATTAATAAAATAGTAATCAGTCAATGTAAAGATATTTATGGTGCAAAATGCGATTGTCCTACTGAACAAGATTCGTTGGTTATTTACAACAATGCAATCGTTGTTGTTGAATTTTATGATAAAAACAAATCTTATACATTGGTTAATTCTATTGAATTAATTACAATTCGTGAAAGAAAAGAAATTTTTGATAAACTTGAAGATGCAAGAAGGATGTTTTTTGTCCTCCGTAGAACATTAAAGGTTCTTTCCGATAATCCAAATTATAAGGATATTGCTTATAAAAATTATTACAATGTTGTTGATGATAATAGATTCTATCAGCGTGAACTTGAAAATCAAATTGTAAATGCAGATGCGCCATTCCCAATTTATGATAATCGTATTGCTCCGGTAATTTTAAATGTTTACGAAAATAGAGATTCTTCAAGTGTTTATTTTGGTGATCTTGTTCAAATACCACTTTATGTTCCAGTAGTAATTAAACCATACACTTTATTGACTGAAGAAGAATTAATTTTACGGAATAAGATTCTTCATATAGTGCCTAATATTGAAAAATTAGATACAGCAAAAAGATATTTTGTAAAAAGAGATACAACAATACAAAAAAAGCCTTACGAGGCTCCTATCGCTATTTATTGTTACAATGGATATGGTTCTGGATCTATTATTGGGTATATGTATGGAAGATATTTTAAAAAATTGAATTCATCTGAATGGAAAGAATATGCAGTTGCAAAATATGCTCAAGAAATATTAAAAGATGAAAAAAAGTTGAGAAGTCTTTTAAAAATAAAATTTGGTGATTACTTTTTAGGATTTATTAATTAATTTTTCTAATGAAAAAAAATTCTAAAATGGAATTAACAGTAACCGGTTGCGAATATTGCCCATTATATAAAATAGAATTAGGATTAGTGCATTATTGTGGTCATCCAGAATTTTTTGAAGATGATTTATTTATTAAAATTGATGAAAACGAAAATCCAATAACTCCAAAAGAATGCCCATTAAATAGCTATCCTTTAATGATAAGAAATAGAGAGTGGCAAGTATTTGAAGATTTTTGGTCAAGAGAAAATTAAAAAACCCACCTTTTGGGTGGGCTTTCCAAAATCTAACTCTGTGTTACAGAGCAATGATTTGAGCAACCGTTTTATCGGTGTAATAAACCGGTTGGATTGGGCTTGGCGCAGTTGGTAACAATTGAATCTGAGCGTTACAAGTAACACCAGAATACTTTGTTCCAGCAGGCAAAGATCTAAGAACAACTTGAGTTGGAGAGAAACCTAAGGTTACTCCATTGTTGTTGTTCCAATCGTTTTGATTTGCACCGTAAATAGAAACGGCGAACATCGCTTGTGCCATAAAAAATAATTTTTTTGTGAAAGAATGATTGTTAGAATGTAAAAATAGTGTTTTATTTGCAAATGATTATGGGTAATACTATTACGATAAAACATAGCTATAATGCGGGCGATTTGATTTTATTGCTTCCTGGTCTTAAACAATTATGGAAGTCATTTGGAAAAAAAGTAACCATTTGTCAAGTTTTAGATTTGCCAGCTTTTTACTATAATGGCGCCGTAAGCCCTGTAAAAGATGAACAAGGGCAACAAGTTTGCATGAATCAAGAAATGTTTAATAGGCTAAAACCACTTATAGAATATCAAGAATATATTGAAAGTTTTGAAATTTTTAGAGGACAAGAAATAGATTTTAATATAGATATTACTCGTGATAGCCGAATGATACCAATGCCGGCAGGACTTATTCATCATTACGCATTTTCTATATTTCCAGAAATGAGTTGCGATTTATCTAAGCCGTGGATAGAAGTTCCTACAATAAATGTTCAAAGAGAAAAAATACTTGTCAATAGAACAGAAAGATATAACAACGCTTACGTTAATTATTTCTTCTTAAAAAAGTATGATGATAATATTGTTTTTGCAGGAACTAAAAATGAAAAAGAATTGTTTGAAAAAACATTTGATTTAAACGTTCAGCATCTTGAATCAAAAGATTTTTTGGAATTAGCTATGATGATGAAGTGTTACAAAATTGGCATTTATAATCAAAGTTTTTTATGGCACTTAGCAGATGCAATGAAGTTGCCAAGAATACTTGAGTTGTGTACACAATTTCCCAATACATTTCCTACCGGAGCTAATGGATATGCTTTTTATCATCAAACAGCTTTAGAATATTTTACTCATAAACACTTTAATAAATGATATACGAACCATCACACCCAACGCCTTGCACAACGCCATTGGGCGATGGAATTGTATGGTACATAAAGTCAAATGGGTTTTTGGAAAATGATGAAGTGACCGTTATTCTTGAAAATGGCGGCGTTGTTAAGCATTTTACTACTGATCAAATAAGAATTTGGAATAACGGCACATATAAAATAAAAAAAGATGAAGCATATAAAAGAGCTGACGATAGTTTGTATTGATTGTTACAATTACGGAAAGGCTATATCTGCATTGCAAAAATGCAAAGAAAAAGTAAGCCCAAGCAGAACATTATTTTTAACCGATATAGAAATTGAGGTTGATGGTGTTGAAGCTGTAATTATTCCTTCTATAAAATCAAAAGAAGAGTATAGCCATTTTTGTATAAAAGAACTAAGTAAGTATGTTGATACAACTCATTGTTTGTTGGTTCAATGGGATGGATATATCTTAGATGAAACGTCTTGGAAAGAAGAGTTTCTTGAATATGATTATATTGGTTCGCCGTGGTTATATTCAGATGGGCGTAATGTAGGTAATGGCGGCTTTAGTTTAAGGTCAAAGATTTTATTAGATATTTTAGCAAACGATGATTTTGTTTCGGCGCTTCATCCAGAAGATGATACTATTTGCAGAACCTATCGCCCATATTTGGAGGAAACCTATGGAATTAAATTTGCTCCACAAAATCTTGCCGAATCTTTTGCATATGAATTGAGGGAGCCAAATCAAAAGACATTTGGATTTCATGGTAATTTTCATGCACCATATCAGCCAACAGTAGTAATAAAAAGAACGGCAGCAATAGGAGATGTGCTTTTGGTAGAGCCTATTATGAGATATTATGCGCACAAAGGATATAATGTTGTATTAGATACGCCAGTTGATATTTTTGAATTGTTTACACATCATTATTTCCCAATAAAACACATTTCTCAATTTGACGCAAGTAGAATAACGCCCGAAAAAGTAATAAACTTAGATTTTGCTTATGAAGTAAAACCAAGGCAAAACAGACTTAAAAGTTATTTTGAGTTTTGTGGCATAAAGGACTATAAACTTTCAAGGCCAATAATATATCCATTTGTAAATGAAAAAACAAAGCTGTTTAAAAAGTATGCAATATTGCATATTGACAATAAGGATATGCCTTACAGAAATGTTTACAATGTAAATTGGAAGGCGGTAAAAAAACATTTAGAAGCTTACGGATATACGGTATTTCAAATAGGCAAAGAAAGGCACGAATCAGTTGGAATAGAAATAAATGCCTCGTCACTTGCTTTTCTTAAATTTGTAATAGCTGGATGTGATATATTTTTGGGTATTGATAGTGGTCCATTAAATATAGCAATGGCTTACAATAAACCATGCGTTGGTTTTTTCGGCAGCGTAAATCCAGAATATGTTCATCCGGATATGAATGGTCTTGAAGTCATACAGCAACCTTGCATATATCAACATTGCTATCATGAAAACTCTGGTACGGTAAGAGGTATGGAATGTAGAATTGATAAAGAAAAGCCGCCGTGCTGCATAGCAGAAACAGAACAAGTAATAGATGCTATAAATAATTTAGAAAATAAAAAAAATTAAAATGAAATTAGAATTTAATCAAAATGGAAGTGGAGAACTTCAAATAGAAGTATTGGCCGCAATATGCGGAGATATTTCAAATCAATCCATGATTGACTTGGCTTGTGGAAGCGCACCTCAAACCGGAAGAATGGATTTTAAATCAAGACTTCATGTAGATTGTATAGATAGGCATCTTGTTGGTGAAGGCGAATTGTTAGTGATGGATGTTATTGAGTATTTAAAAGAAGCGAAAAAGAAAAAAAATAAATTTGATGTTTCTATTAGCACAGATACAATAGAACATTTTAGAGAAAAAGACGCATTGGAATTTTTAGAATTGACTTCAAAAGTAGCTAAGAAGCAAATTTGGTTTACGCCTCTTGGGGAATATTGTATGACAACGGATCCTAATGATAACAATCCAGATTCTCATAAATCTGCTTGGACGCCCGAAAAACTTGAAAAAATGATGCCAGGCAAATGGGCTTACGTTGTATTTCCTCAATGGCATCCAACGCTTTCGTTCAATGGACTTGGGGCTTTTTTCTTTTGGACTTGCAAAGACATTGAAAAAGATTTTGAAAGAGTAAAAGAAGAATTAAAACATTTATCATGAGTAAAACGCTTGGCGGAAGCATATTTGTAAGAAACGGAGTAAAGTATGATTATTGCTTTAGAGAAAGTATATTATCATTACTTCAATTTTGTGATCAAGTAAGTTGTGTTGTTGTTGAAGGTGAAGATGAAACAGAAAAAATAATACAACAGCTTGAGATTGAAAATAAGAATTTGTTAGTTACTTATTTGCCTAAAGAAGAATGGGATGCGCAGCAGGGTAAGGCGCAAAGCAAGCTTTGTTATTTTACCGATATTGCCATTTCTCGTTTGGAAACAGACTATAATTTTTATCAACAAGCTGATGAAATTTTGCATGAGAATTGTTATCAAAAAGTTCGCGATGTAATTCAGTCTGGAGAAGATGCTTATTTCTGTACAAGAATAAATCTTTGGCAAAGCCCCTATTTGAGATTAGATGTTCCTCAAGATAGAAAGCCATGTTCTACCGAAATAATAAGACTTGCAAAAACACAATATAGGTCTTACGGAGATGCGGAAAGCCTTGCAGTACCAACAGCAGATTTTTCTGCATTGAATGATATAAGAATGTATCACATGGGGTTTGTTAGGGATAGAAATATAATGAAGGCTAAAGTAATAAATATGCAAGAGGGTGTTTTTGAAATGGGGAGCCACGATGTAAAATTGGATGGTAGTGATATTTTTCAGCCAGAGCTTTGGTTTGGAAAAGAAGATTTAAAACCAATAGACGAACCATTGCCAGAATTGATAAAAGATTGGGCAAAACAAAGAGTATATAAACCATAATTTATGAATAAGAAGTATTTTGATTTGATTGAAACAAGCTCTTTGACAAAAAGTCAAATAAAGCATCTTGAGGCTGAAAAGCAAAGAAAACTAAGATTACACGCTAAAAAAATAGACGAGCTTAATAAGAAGAAAATAAGCGAGCTTCCGCAACTTTATCATGTAAAAGGGAAGGTAATTATATCAATAAACCTTGAAGAAAAAAATAGTCATACTTTTGAAAGTGGACAAAAAATATACATAGGCCGTCAATTCAATAACTTGAACCGCAGAGAAACGGAACCAGTAAATGCTTTCGTTGTGGATGCGGAATATATTCCAAGAGGCGTTGAAATCCTTATTCATCCCAACGCAATCAACGATACCAACAAGATATTTGGATTTGGAGAAGATATGACCACGGTTAGATATTATTCTATTCCCGAAGAACAATGTTATCTTTGGAAAGATAATGAATCTCAATGGCAGCCTTTGAAAAATTATGCAACGGGACTTAGAGTTTTCAAAGAATACCAAGGGCCAATAGTGGGGATTGAGCCAGAAAAAATAAAAGACGTTCTTTACATTACATCTGGAGAGCTAAAGGGCAAAGTAGTAAAAACCCTAAAAGCTTGCGACTACGAAATTATCTATATGGGAAAGGACGGAAGAGAGGAAAGGATTATTAGATGTCGCCACTTTGAGAATGAAATAAATGAAAGAGAAGAGGTAATTGCTATTGACAAACAACTTACCAAAGAAGTAAAAGATAAAAATTTAATGGTAGGCGTATCTAAATCTGATGCAAAATACATTATATTTACACTATAAAATCTAATAAAATGTCAGAAACAAAGAAAAAAGTAGAAAAAAATATGGTCCGTTCCGCCCCTGTTACACCAGCGGCAGGCGCAATAGTTAGAGCTGCGCAACAAGCAAAAACTCCATCCATTGGACTTGGAGATTATTTGCTTGGCAGTAATACAGGGGGGAAAGGAGTTTATGATGATGTTACAGTTTTTATGAAAAAAGAAATGCCGCAAGATGCTTATGCCGGTGAACTTGGTAGATTAAAATCTGGTAGCGGAGAAACAAGTGTTAATGAATCTGGTGATGTTAATTTTGGATCTTCTGGCGCTCATCAAATGTATTCCACGGCAGTAAAAGACATTTTGAATAAATTAGATAATGCAAATGTTCCAATTGATATTGGTTCTGCTACCGCAGCAGTAAAATCAATTATTGATGGGCCAGCATCTCCAAAAATATTTCAAGATTTGAAATCGTCTGGCGGCAGTTTAGCGAATATGATTCCTTCATCAGCTTCTTCAATAGCTGATATTTATATTAGAAATATAAAAAAGAAAAGGGAAGCGCAAAACAACTTCGTGGGGCCTGTACAAACTCAAGCGCCAAGCAGAGAAACTATTGAATCTGCAAAAACACAAACACAAGCTCCCGCAGGAAAAACTGTAAGAGTAAAAGTAACAAAAAGCGTAATGGAATAATATTTTTGTGGATAGCTTGCAAGAAATAAGAAAAAGGCTTGAATTGTATGAGCAAAACGGGCCTGCAAAATTGTATTATGCTTTAAATAGAAAGGCAAATGAGATGGCGGAGCTTTTAAATAGTAAAAGCCTTAATAGTCTTGATTTAGGAGATCCTAAAGACAAGACATTTGAAAGGATGAAAATTATTTGGAATGACGCCTCTACCATAACTACTGCTATTACAGGATTGGCTATGGCAATTGGAATTACAGGAGATGAAGAAAAAGATGTAAATAAGAGCAATCTTATTATGACGCCAGAAAGCATAGCCAACCAATTTGGAGATAACAAAGCGCACGATGTTTAATACAATAGAAGGCGGAAAAGTAATTGACATTCAAGGACTGCAATGTAACATACCCCCAGAAGGGTATGTTTTTAATTTTGCAACAAGGTTACTTGAATATCGCGGAGTTCATAAACGCTCCGATAATCCCAAAGACCAATATTGGGAAAGAACTCCATTGCCATCATGGTACAAAGAAACCATGAAGAAAGAAGAAGCGTATGAGAAGAAAAGGAAAGAAGATGACCCTGCTTTTTATGATGCTAAATTAGAAGAATACAAAAAACAAGAATGGGATAGAAGGCTTAATGGCTTTTGGTTTATGAACAATGGCGCTCCAACGTACATAACAGGAGCGCACTATATGTATATGCAATGGTGGCAGATTGACGTTGGTTATCCAAGATTTCGCTCTCCAGATTTAGAATATTTTTACTTTTTGCAGTACGTTATAGAGGACCCAAACTGCATGGGTATGCTTGAGATAACTAAGCGCCGCTTTGGTAAAACTTATAGGGGTGGTTTGTTCTTATACGAGTACACCACAAGGACAAGGATGACAAATGCGGGCATCCAAAGCAAAACCGGTAATGACGCTAAAAAGGTTTTTGCAAAAGCGCTTATATCTCCGTTTAAAAAACTACCAAGATTTTTTAGACCAGAATACGATACAAGCCTGGGTATTACTCCAAAATCGGAAATAAGATTCCAGCAAACAAATCTTAGGGGTAAGAAGGCTGAAGATAATCTTGATAAAGAAGAACTTGGTTCAATGATAGATTGGGGAAGTGCCGACACTATCCATTATGATGGTCAAAAAATACAGCGATATTTTAGTGATGAGTGGGCTAAAACTACGGAGGTCAATATTTACGATAGGCATGAGGTGATTCGTTATTGTTTGCTTGATGATGAAGGGCGAATAATAGGTAAAGCGCTTTATAGCTCTACAGTAGAAAAACTTGAAACTGAAAGGGATGGCATACAAGACGCCGCACGAAATCTTTGGAATGATAGCGACCATTTAAGTAAGCAAGAAAATGGCAGAACGCCAAGCGGTTTGTATAGGTTCTTTATGACTGCCGATAGGGCAAAGAACTTTGACTTATATGGTTTCCCGGATGTTGAGAAAACAGTAAAGGAAATACTTGCAGACCGAGAATCAGTAAAGCATAACGTTCGTTCGCTTGCAAAACGTATTAAGAAGGAAGCTAGAACAATAGAAGAGGCCTTTAGTGACGATGGCGATAACTGCATTTTTAATAGCCAAAACATTAATGCCCAGCTTGCTTATCTTAGGCAAACACCAGTATCTCGTTTCAGATATCTTCATTTTTATAGGGATTTAGATACTCAAAAAGTAAAGTGGCGAGATGTTGATCCAGAAAAAACAGAATTATATTGGAAGGTATTAGTACTTCCGCCTGCTGGAGAAGATAATAAATTCAGATTAGATGCAGGAGTAAGAACTCCGACAAGAGCCGATATTGGTGTTATTGGGGTGGATGGATATTCAAATACGCAAGGTGGGAAGGAGTATGGCTCCAAGTTGTCGGGATGGTATTTCATCAAATATGACATTACAAACCCAGAAAATACTGGGCTTTTTGGCGGACATATCTATGGCAGACCAAATGAAAAGGACGATATGTACAACCAAATTCTGCTTTGTTCTGAGTACATGAGTTTCCCAACATACTTTGAATTTGTGTCGGATGATTATTATACCTACTTTAAAAATAGGGGTAGGGTTGCATATTTGGGAAGATTCCCTAAAAATTCAATAGACCCAATAAAACTCAGAAATGATAAGGTTGATAGGCATTTTGGATTTCCGACAACCGAATTCGCGCTTACGAAACAAAATGACGCAATGTCCACATATATTGAACATCATTACAACAAAATATATTACGAAGAGCTTTTGGAAGATTTGCTTAAATTTAGACCTTACAAACGTACTCCATCGGATAGAACGGTTAGTGCAATGATAACTCTTGTGAGTAGCCTTGAGCCTATCATTGTACCAAAATCTCCGCAATCGCCACTTATCAGAGTTTACCAAGGTTCTAAGGTTTCTGTAATTTAGTTTAATAAAAAAATGTTTGTTAATTTAAAATATGATATATTTGGCTTACGGAGTGGGTTAATTTTAGCTAAATCCAAAATAAAATCTTGTGAAGGCTTTAATAAATTAAAATAACAAATCCATTAACCTTGCGGGTTAGTGGTTTTTTTATATATGGAAAGAACAGGCACAATACTAAAAGAGTTCCAACTAAATGATTTGTCTATAAAAGATAAATCAGATTCCTCATACGGATTAAAAGTTGCGCAATATATTGACTCTACTTTAGGTGGAGGAATTAGCTCTTACTATTGGACAAGAAACAACCGATATAAATTAAATAGAAACTCTGCTAATGGTAGAGTTAATATGGGTAAGTTTCAAGACTTGCTTGATTTCAATGGTAAGGTAAACTACGCTAACATAAATTGGCAATCCATAAGAATTGTAAATAGAATTATTTCGGGACTTGTTGGAAGATGGATGCAGAGAAATGAAAAGGTTCAAATTCAAGCAGTTGATAATCTTTCTCAAAAAGAAAAAATTGACGAGTACAAAGAAATAGATTTTCTTATTGCCAATAGAAAAATGCTTGAGGATCTTGAACAAAAATCTGGAATGAAAATAACTCCAGACAAAGAAATTCCAGAAACAAAAGATGAGCTTAATCTGTGGGTAAAACAATATCAAAAATTACCAGAAGAAATTCTTTACGAAACAGCTTGCAATGACATTCTAAATAGTAATGGTTGGTTTGATGTTTTGAAAGAAAAAATGCTTCACGATAGCGCTGAGGTTGGATTTGTTGGCACTTACACATGGATGGATGAGCAAGGTGTTATTCATGTTGATTATGTAAAACCGGAGAACGCAATATATTCTTATTCTGAATATGCAGACTTGAGAGACACAAGTTGGAGAGGACAAGTAAAGTCAATGAAGATTAGTGAACTTAGGAGAAAATATGGAAAAGAATTTGGAGGCAATCTTACAGAAGAACAACTTTGGGAAATTGCAGCAACTTCTAAAGATTTTCAATATAATGATAAGATTCGTTGGGATGTGAATTGGAATATAACATTCTTCAGACCATACGATGAGTTTAACGTAGATGTGCTTGATTTTGAAATAAAATCAGTTGATACCGATAAGTATAAAGTTGTTACTACAAAAAAGAATAAAAGCACAATATTAAAAAAAGCAACTGACGAAAAGAAAGGTGAAAATGAAGAAACGGTAGATGAATCAAAATACAATATTTACAGAGGCGTAATGGTAAGGGTTAAGCAAATTATGCTTGAGTGGGGATTGAAAAGAAACATGATTCGTCCTCAAGATCCAAAGGAAGCAGGAAACGCAGAGTTCTCCTATTCCTTTTATATGTATCAAAACTATTCTCTTACAAATCTTGCCGTTCCGGAAAAAATAGAAGAGCCTTCAGATCAAATGATTCTTGCTCGTTTGAAAATGCAACAACTTGTTGCTAAAATGCGACCAACAGGAGCCTTGATTAATTGGGATGCTCTTCAATCAATTGATTATGGTTTGGGAGAAGCGAACAAGACGATAGATGTAATGAAGCTTTATGACCAAACGGGTACGCTTTATTACAGAGGTAGAGATGCCGAGGGAAATCAAGTTCCTGTTCCTATTACCGAATTAAGCAACTCTGGGTTCTTGCCACAAATGCAAGGGCTTATCCAATTATACCAATTCCACTATTCCGTTCTTAAGGACGAATTAGGGGAGGACCCAAATCTTGCCTCTCAAGCCTTACAACCAAGGGTAACATCGGGCAACATTGATACTGCGCAACAAGTCGCTGCTAACGCAACCGATTATATGTATAATGCGTATGTAGAATGTATGAAGCAAACGGCAAAGAAAATTTGTTGTCTGCTTCATAAGTCCGTTGAATATGGAGCATCTGCTTACAGACATTTGTTGGAAGAGAAAGATATTAAGTCAAGGGTATTTAATTCAGATGTAAGAATACTTCCTACCGGTCAAGAGATAATGTCGCTTTACCAGATAATGAATCAAGCAATAGCTTCTAATCCACAATTGGCGCTATATGTTGATACATTTAAGATAATGAGAATAGCCAAGGAGGATGTTAAGTTGGGCGAAGAGTATTATAGAATATCCATGAAGAAGATGATGGAGGCTCAGCAACAACAAGCTATGATGAATCAGCAAATGACTATTCAAGGTCAAATGCAATCGGCTCAAATGGCAGAGCAAGAACGAAGAAAATCTCTTGAAATGGAGCTTGAAGTTAAAAAGCAAATAAGCGACATGGAAACCGCAAACGCCTTGAAAAAGGAAATGGTAAGCGGCTTGTTTAATATTTATGCAAAAGGGCTTGAAGTTCCAGAAGAATTGAAGCCACTTGAGGCTGAAGTTATTAAAAATATTGCATTACCTTTATTTGCAGAAAATCTTGGACATACAGTTGGCGCGGTAAGTCAAGCACAGCAAATGGCTATGATGGCTCAACAAGCTCAACAAATGCAACAAGGTGGGCAAGAGGGAATGCAGGAAGAAGGAATGCCACAAGAAGGTGGCGAAGAACAAATGCAAGAAGCTCCGCAAGAAGAAATGCAAGAGCAGCCACAAGAAGAAATGCAAGAAGAACAAGTAACAGAATAAAATAAATAATATGCCTTACAAATCAGAACAACAAAGAAAATGGGCGCATACTGAAAAAGGAATGGAAGCGTTAGGTGGAGCAAAGAAAGTAGCTGAATGGGATAAAGAAAGCAAAGGAATGAAACTTCCTGGCAAAATAGTAAAAGCAAAAATGACAATTAAAAATAAAAAATAATGGCATTCATAACTTTAATAAACACAGTAGCTTCTCAAGCTTTGAGAGGACAATCGGTAAAAGTTACATTAGGTAGTACCGAAAATTCTAATTTGCAAGATGTTCAAGTTGGCGCACTTTGCGGAATAACTGCAACAGGCGCTAACGCATTAGTTCAATCTGTTGATTATTTTGGAAATAGTTTTGAAATTACTCCGCTTCAACCAAATTTTGATTGCCACGGATCAATACCTGGATATCTTAATGCAGCAGATACCGTTGTAGTAACTATTTAAAAATAAAAAATGTTAGCTCAATACTTAGATTTAACAGACCAATTTAGGTTATTAAATACAGGCGATAGTATTACGATTGATGTAAGTAATTATGATTATACTATTATTCAATCAGTTAATGCACTTAATCCAATATTAATAACCGCAACGTTGGATGGTAATGCTATAACCGGGGTTAGTGATGGCAATGCTACATCTGCTGGGACTCATGTTATATATCCAAATAGTTTTGTTGCTGTGCAAGGCAAGTTAAATAATGGATCTATTGGAAATCTTTCTGGAACAGCAACTATAAAATTTGGTGTTGTAGGTAAATATATAAATATTGAATCTGGAGGCCAAGCGCCACAAGTAGATAAATTATTAGTCATGTTATCCAAAATATCATAAAAAATGTTAGCACAATATTTAGATCTTACTGAACAATTTAATGAAAATCATTATTGTGAATTTGAAACCAGCAATTATGATTATGCTTTAGTTCAATTTATAAGTCCAACATCGGACATTTATTTTTATGCTACTATTGATAGCGGAGCAATACAAAGTGTTTCAGATGGCAGTATAGTATCTTCTCAAAATTATTATTCAATATTGGGAACTGATTTATCAACAGGCTCAGATATTATTCAATCTGCCGCTAATACAATTATTAGATTTCCTGTAGTTGGTAGATATATAAAGTTAGATGGAACAGGAGGCGTAACTGCCAATAAAATATTAGTAATGTTAGCTAAAATATCATAAAATGGCAATGACAATCACACCAGAGATAATTAAAGGTAAATTGTTTTCTTTTCAAACATCGGCACACAGTCTGCATCTTGACACTCGTTCTTATGCAGAGCATAAGGCTCTTCAAAAACTTTACCAAGGTTTAGATGACATTAAAGATGACATTTTGGAAATCCTCATGGGATATCAAAATGGCAAAAGAATAGGCAAAGCAAAGCTTGATGAATTTCCAACTTATAGTGCAGATGCCGTATCTTTTTTAGTAAAAGAAGGTATGCAGTTTGCTTATGAGCTTGAAAAATGGGCATCAAGTAAAGAATATTGCGACATTTCAAATAAGGCACAAGACCTTAGTGGATTGTTTGCAAGAACTCAATATATGCTTACATTGAGCTAAAAACAAATAGATATATGTCAGAACAACAAACAAACGAACAACAAGCGGCTACTGAGCAAGAAGTTAATCTTGCCAATCCTTTCTCAGAGGGAAGTTGGACAGACCCGTCCGTAAACGCCGATGCGCCATCGTCTAACAATTCATTTGCTCAATCAAATGCACACGCATCACAATCTCAAGACGAAGAAGAAATTTATGATGCTAATGAATATTTGAAAATGAAGCTTGGTTTTGATGATTGGGATTCTGCTGCAAAGCAAATCAACGAATTAAAACAAAAGCAGGCATTTGAATTTGAGAATGAGGACAGCAGAAGGTTTTATGAGTATGCAAAAGAAAACAAAGAAGATGAGCTAATCAATTTCTTGCAAGAAAAAAAGAAGATTGAAAAGCTATCAACAGCAGAAATTAAAGACCCTAATACGGCTGCTGAAATTGTAAAGTATAGTATGTTTCAAAAGAACAAATCTCTTGAACAAGATGAGATTGAGTTTCTTTTTAATGAAAAATTTTCCAAGCCATCAAAACCCGAACAATCTTTTGACGAACTTGATTCAGAGTATGAAAGAAGGGTATCTGATTGGGAAAACAAAGTCAACGAAGTTGAAAAGCGCTTGATTATTGAGGCCAAATTGGCAAGACCAGATTTGGAAAGCGCAAAAAGTAGTTTAGTATTACCAGATATTAACCCATCGTATAAAGAAGCTGAATTGACTCCAGAAGTATTGGAGGCGCAGAAGAAATACATGGATTACTATTATGGTTCTGTTAACGACGCAATAAATTCATTTGAAGGATTCTCAGCAGCAGTAAAAGATGAAGGAGCTGATTTTAATGTTGCTTACGTTCCATCTAATGAAGAAAAGCAAGCCGTTGCTCAGCAATTGAATTATTTTGCCGAAAACAATTTAGATGCTAACATGATTTTCGCCGATAGATGGGTGAATGATGATGGCACTATCAATGTAAAACAAATGACAAAAGATTTGTTCTTACTGCAAAACGAAGGTAAAATAACTCAAAAGTATGTGAACGAAGCCGCAAATAGAAGATTAGCTATGCACTTAAAAAACAGCAGCAACATCAACTTGAGCGGAAACACCTCAAGCGGTACATTTTCACCAGACAATAGACAATCCGAAATGGATAAATTGGCTGCGGTTATGTTCGCTAAATAACTTATTTTTAACACCAAAAACTAATTAAAAATGGCTGGTATTCCTACATCAAACATTTTGCAACCGGGTGCAATAGCCTCCCAGTATGCAAATAGGCAGCTGATTTCCGATTTGCAGTTGCTTACACCTCAGTACTATAAGCAGTACGTTGAAAAATACGGAAACGAAGATTTCACTTGGTGGCTCTCTACCTATGGTGGAATGGAAGAAGTAAAAAACCGTAACTACTTTTGGTTTGAAAACCGCGGTAAGTTGATGGTTGGTATTCAAGCTGCTGCTAACGTATCTGCTGCTACTCCCGGAGGGACTATCACAGTTACTTTGGCTGCTGGCGACCACTACAATAGCGGTACTGAATCTCCAGTTCGCGTAGGTGAAACTGTTCGCGTTGCTTCAACAAACGTAGAAGGTGAAATCCTTGCTATCACAGGAACAACTGCGTATGCTTTCACTTTCACAGTTCGTCCAAAAATCTCTACACAAACACTTGCTTCAGCTGGCGGAACAAGTTTGCTTGCTACTGACGTATTGTTGTTGGGTGGTGATATGGACGCAGGGGAAGCTTCAGATAGCATCAATCCGCTCATCCACTTGGATCAGAAGTATGACAACAACATCACCGAGATGAGAGAATCTTGGGCTGCTACCGACTTGGCAGAAATGACCGAGGTTTTTTACAATAGTGGTGTTAGTGGTTCAGAAATGGCTGGTGGAGCGCAAGCTGGAACAAGCTATTTCACTTACAAAGGACTTGTAAAAAGCAACCAACGTTTCATCAACAACGTAGAGTTCAAACTCATGCGTGGTAACATCGTTAACAACACCGGTTTGACTACATCAAGTTCTGTTGGTTCAGAAGGTATCATTCCAAAAGTGTTGGCCGATGGCGAAACAGTAGGTTACACTCCAGGTACACTTGATATTGCTAAGCTTCATGAAATTACTCGTGTAATGGATGTGAATGGTTGCGCAAATGAGAGTATGTGGTTGATGGACATTTACCAAAGACAAAACTTCAGCGATGGTATTTTTAAAGAGTTCCCTGCTGGTGCTTATGTTTGGGGTTCAAATGAGAAATCAGAAGATGCCGCAGTAAACTATGGCGTTCAGAGCCTTCGCATTGATGGTTATATGTTCAAGGTTAAGAAGTACAAGCAATTTAACACGGAAATGACTACTGGTCTTACTCCGGTTAATGACTACTTCCGTAACTTCGGCATGATTTGCCCTCAAGGTGAAGTTCGCGATGCTAAAGACGTAACCAAAGCATACAAGAACATTACTGTAATGTATCAAGCTCCTCCTAAGGGCGGATCTACCGGTAATGCAATCCGTGTATGGCAATGGGGTGGTGCTTCCATGAATCCAACAAGTGGACAAATGGTTGACCATGTAGAGACTATCACTTATCGTGGTACTCGTGTCTGCGCTGCTAACCAATTCATCATTGTTCAAGCAAGCTAAGAAAAATAGCAAATAAAGCCACGGATGAAATACTCCGTGGCTCTTTTAAAATAATCCCATGTATGTGGGAGGCCTAAATGGTCTTAAAACTTAAAAATAAAAAATGGCAAAATTAAAAGATGTGCAATTCTCCCAAGTGGGTGAAACACAAAAGTCTCCATTGGAGATATTTAGCGAAGATGTAGCAAGGCATACGATTGAAACAATGCCCGCTACTAAAGAAACAAAGCACCATATTTTTAAATTGGTTGACACAAAAAAGAAAGGTGGTGTTTATATTCCTAATATTGATGACATTATCAATCCAGAAACAGGAAGAGAAGAAAGAGCAAGATTGTTAGTTGGCGTTGAATCAATATGGGTAAAGGACCAAAAGCATCTTGATCCAGATTACGTTAGGAACAATGCAAAAAGCTTAGCCTTTCCAAGAGGGTCTAAGTGTTTAAGAATACCGGATTGGGATGCTGCTGCATTGCAGTTTGCAAGACTTTGCAGACACAACATTGGAAATCCAAATCGCAAATCGGGAAGTAAGTTTGAGTTCTATGAGTATGACCCAGCAAAGCAAGCCGCAGAAGCATTGAAGAAAGAGAGCCTTGAAATTGATATGGCTATTGTGGCAAGAGAACTTGATGAAGTTACTATGAAAAAGTACATCAGTTTCTTGAAAATGCCTATGCACGATGAGATTGGAGAAATCAAAACTAATGATTTGCTTAGAAAAGAACTTATGTTGTTTGCTAAAAGGAATCCATTCCAATTCCAAGACTTAGTAAATAACAAAAGCAAGGAAATTGAAATCAGTTACCTTGTTAAAAAAGCAATTCTTTCGGCTAAAGTAGATGTCGCAAGTCAGCCAGGGAGAGCATTTTGGGCAGGCGGTGGTGGATTGATAGGCATTATTCCATCAAGCAGACAGCCCATAGATTATCTTACTGAGCTTGCTTTAACAAATACAGAGGAAGGAAGAACATTTCAACAGCAACTTAAAGAAACAATAAAATGACCGTTGACGAAGTTTATCAGCTCGTATTGTATAGCACGGCAAAAAACCTTCAACAAGGTTATGTAAGCCCCGATGACTTTAATCTTACGATTAATCAAGCGCAAAAAAGCTATGCTTCATACTTGCTCGGTTCATTTCAACAATATACACCAGGGCGTCCGATTGCAAGAGTTGAATTTGGGCAAAATACAATCGTTAGGACAAGGCTTGCGCCAATAATTTATTGGTATAATTTGAGCGTTGATTCATTCGGTTATAGTCCATATCCAGGCGACTATTTGCAAACGGACGCTATGGTTAGTATTTATGGCTACCAAAGAATAAGATCCGTCCAACAAGATTATCTATATTCTTATTACAATTCAGTCATAGACCCAGTAGCTACAAATCCTATTTATATTTTAGAAGATACAGGATTTAGATTTTTTCCAAATAATATATCTCAAGCGAAACTTAGCTATGTAAGAAATCCGCCTACAATAACTTGGGGCTATACGTTGGACCCAAATGGCATTCCGGTTTATGATGCCAATAGTAGTCAGCAACCCGTTTGGGATGATGCAGCTATGCTTGAGGTTATAGTTAGAGCGTTGGCCATTATTGGAGTAAATCTTCAAATGAATGTGATAGAACAATATTCTATGGCAATTAAAAATCAAGGACAATAATGACTCGTCAAGCCCTTATAGAACAAATACTTCGTCAAGTATATGGCACGCAGCCTTCTGATGATGCAAGCATAACTCCTGGACTTGTTAATCAAATGATTAATCAAGGAATAGGCTTGATGGTTAAGCAAAATTATAAGGAAGCGATTCAGCTTGATGGCGTTGGTTATGTAAATAATAGTTTCTATTTAACCTATAAAGGGCTTGCCGTTTCATTAGATGAGCAATTTATATGGAAAGTGAACTTGCCTCAAATACCAATAGCAATTGGTAAAAACGAAGGCATATCTACTCTGCAATTCAAATCAACAGATGGGGAAATATCCAAACCCGTAGTTTGGTTATCACAAGATCAAGTCACTTATTTTCAATCCCTTCAACAGCCAACAGGAAAGATATTAGCATATCAACAAGGCGACCATGTTTACGTTTATTCTACGCTTATTCTGAATCAATACACAGCAACAATAACAATTGTTTCGGGCGGTGATAGTACGAACTTGTCAAGCACATTGAATATTCCAGATGACTACATTCCGGGCATTGTTGATTATGTAGTAAAATCATTAAGTCAAGCAAGATTACAAATACAAGATTCCGCAAATGATGGCTCTGATGCAATAAGAACAGCATAATATGAAACCAATCAAAAATCAAATTTTATTCAAGCCGTTTCTTCAAGAAGAAGTCACGCAAGGAGGATTGTTTGTTCCGGAAAGCTATCGTAAAGAATCCGACAAAGGAACGATAGTTGCGGTTGGAAGCGGAACAAAAGAACGCCCAATGTATTTAAAAGAAGGCCAAGTGGGATATAGAGTTCATGATTGGGGAACTTTAGTAGAAAAAGATGGAGAATCCTTCTACCTAATGGAAGATAATGCTATATTAGCATTAATATAAAACCTATGTAAAATGAGTAATACCCAACAGCAATATGTATCTTTAGATACTGTCATAAATTTATACTTGGACCGCTCGGAACAAAGCGTCCATAAATATTACAAGTGTTGGCAACTTGCGTTCTCCGGAATGGAAGAATTGGGTCTTGACTTTTTCTATCAAATCAAATCGGTAAAGCTTCTTGTAAATTCAAATCAAACGGTGAATCTACCCGATGACTATTTGAATTATTCTAAAGTTGGCGTTCTGAATAGTAGAGGAGAAATAATCCCAATGGGATATAATAGCAATCTTACCACATACGCAGACTTGCTGCCAAATAGAGATGCGCTTACACAAGACAATACGATAATAGACCTCATACAATTCAATACGCCTATTTGGTATAACTATTGGAACAATGGAGATTTCTCGGCTCTTTATGGACTTCCAAGCGGTTCGCCATTTATTGGAACATTTAAAATAGATAATCACAATGGCGTTTTGCTTTTGAGCGAAAACTATGGCTATGAATATGTGATGCTTGAATATGTAGCCACGCCAAAACAAGGAGAAGAATATTACATTCCTATCCATTTCAAAACCGCATTAATGTGGTATATTGCATACAACGACATAGCCATGATGCCTAATACTCGTAGAGGCAGTTTAGGAGATAAAGAACAACGCAGAAGGCAGTATTTTAACGAAAGAAGATTGGCTAATGCTCGTTATCGTCCAGTAGATTTACATGACGCTCATCAATGGAGTATGGAGCAACAACGACTAACCGTTAAAATGTAATAAATGATTGAAATTAGAACGTTTGGTGGTAAACTTAATCAAGACGATAGTACATACAGAGTCCCTCAAGGGGACTTTGTTGATGCTTTGAATATTACAAGAGATGCAGAAGGAAAAGGACAAGACGAAGTATTGTCTAACATAAATGGAAACTACGAAATAACAAATTTTTTGCCAAATGGAACGAATAAGGTAATTGGCAATTTTTCAGATAGAGTAAGAAATAGACTTTATTATTTTACATGGAATAGCGATGGCTACAATAGAATTAGCTACTATGACCAAAATACCGGCTCTATTGTTATAGTCATGGAGGATTTGACTGATACTGATAATATCAGCGTTTTGAATTTTGACCCATCTTACCGAATCAATCACATAGATATAGTTTATAGAGAAGATGATCAAGGCGATTTGCTTTTTTGGACAGATGGAATTAATCCTCCTTCTAAAATAAATGTACTTACGGCTACAACAGGAGCCTACGGGGTAATACAAAGAAGTTATCTTGATGTAGCCAAAGAGCCACCATCAATGCCTCCATTATGCGTATATAAAGATAACGCTAATGTTACTGTAAATAATTTGGTTGGAAAACTTTTCAAATTTAAATATAGATATGTATATGATGATTTAGAAAAATCTGTTACAAGCGCTCAATGCGAATTGACACTTCCAAAAAATTATGCCGACCAAGCAATTTCAACTGATCCTACAAGAAATTCAAGTATTTTAATAATATTTAATAGCGGACAGCCCAACGTAAAAAAAATAGAAATTCTTGGATGCGAATCTAATGGAAATGTTTGGTCTGATTATTTTTTAGTAAAAGTTATTGATAAGCCCAGTTTATCTATTTCAGACAATGCTACAATTCAATTTAATTTTTTAAATAATGAAAGTTATATACCAATATCTATAAAAGAAAGCATACAGCCATTTGATAATGTTCCTCAAATAGCTTACGCGCAAAGTTTGCCAAATGGAAACGTTTTAGATTATGGAGCAATAACAGAAGGATATGATTTGGTTGTTGGTATTTATTCAACAAGCATATTAAACAATAATAGATTAGCGGGAACTTCAAATCAACAAGCGCTTGTTTTAGTTACAACGCCAGATTTAATTGTCTTTGAAGGTTCTTTAAAAATAATTGTAGCTGGAACGCCTACAATTGGAGATGAATATACAATATACTATATTGATAATAACGTAACAGTCAGCACTACAATAATTGCTACGGGAGCAACTCAGAACTCTTTAAGATTAGACATATCTAATTATTTTACTGGTCTTGGATATATAGTCTCTTTAGACCCGGACGGCAATTTATTGGTAGTTGCTCCAACGCCTGTATTGTTTCCTTATTTGCCTACTTTTTATTTATCTGAATATTTTGCAGAAAATAGAAGCTCTATTTTGGCTTATGATTGGTTTTCAAAATACTCTTATGGTGTAGTTTATTTTGATGATAAAGGAAGAACAAATGGTGTTGTGTTAACTTTAAGCAGTTCATTTCAAACACAACAATATGATGAAACTTTTCCTCCATCAGCTAATGATGTATATATACCAGAACAAAGGCTTCAAATTAATAGTAGGCCGCCTATTTGGGCAAGTTATTTTGAATTAGTAAGAACTAAAAATCTTACAAAATCTAATTTTTTATATTGGGTTAGCGATGCCACATATAAGGATTTCATAAACAACGAATATGGATATAAGTATGCTTATATTTCTATAAACAACTTATTATTATATATTTCATCTAATCCATCAATAAAATCACTTGGTTATGAATTTACCCCAGGCGATAGAGTTAGATTCGTAAAACTTTATTCTAATGCCGGAGGCACAAGTAATATATATGGATTGTCCGATGAAAAAGATTTTCAAATTTTAGAAACGGTTACAAATCCAACTATAAATGCAACTATTGTAAATGGATTTTTTTTAAAAATATATTTGCCTCAAACTTCTGGGTCTTTTGATTTTGGCAATCCTATTTATTCAAATTATCTTATAGAAATATATACGCCTCAAACAACCTTTAATGACCAAAATACTATATATTATGAATTTGGCGAAAAGTATAATATAGGAGATGCTGGAACGATGCAAGCATACCATTTAGGAAAAAATCAAAATCAAACAAGCAATTTGGTAACTCCTGCATTGTTTGATTTGTATAAAGGAGATAGTTTTTTTAGATACAGAACCTATCCAATAGGTGGCAAATCAACTTGGATTCATAATCCTGTATCTGGAATTACCTCAAATTTTACATCATTTTATCTTTTAGCTACACTTACCTACAACACAGCAAATAATCCAGACTATACTCCACAAAACGTAACATCTACAACAGCATTTACTAATGATGCATATCCCATTTTAATTAACACCCCATCAACACCTCCTTCATTTAGAGTAAAAGGTACAATGCGTTTAAAACCATCTGCTAATTTTGCTAATATACAATTAATATCAAATGAATGGAATGGAGTTACCGGTACTGGGTCTATACAAATATTGGGAGCTACAATTTTTGCAAATACCGATAGGTTAATTGCAAATCAAGAAAAAGTTGTTGTTATAGATTGTATTTATACCCCATCTTTAAATATGGCAAAAGTTGGCTGGGGATTAAATAATTACAAAGGCGATTTGTTGGAATTAAACATAGAAATTACAGATTCAAGAGTAATTAAACAAGGTATTATAGATCCTAATTTTTCTGATAATTATGAAAGTTCAGCTTCACCAAATGGACGAGTTTGGAGATATGACCCAAATGCTGCACAATCATTCAATCCAACCTTAATAAGATTTGGGGGAGAGTTTCAAGCTGGAACTACTATAAATAATATAAATAGATTTTACGAAGAAAATTTTGATGTATATGATAGAAGCAGAGGTTCTATTAAAAAAATGTTTATTGAAGGAAGGAATCAATATGTTTTCCAAGAGTTTGACGTAGGCGTTGTAACTGTATTGACACAAATTGTAAAAGATACGGCAGGCAACCCATTATCTGCGCAAAGCGATACGCTTCTTAATAAAATAGTATATCCATACATAGGTCAATACGGAATAGGTAATGTACCAGAAAGTTTTGCTTATGGTAAGCACGCTAAGTTTTTTATAGATGATAATAAAGGAGTGGTTTGTAGATTAAGTAACGATGGCATTACTCCAATATCCATCCTTTACAAAATGAATGCTTTCTTTGTACCTAATTTAAAGCAATACAAAATAGCTCAATCTCAAGCGGCTCCGGCAGATGGATATCCAACAGTTTATGGAGGATATGATGCTTATACAAATAAGTATATCATTTCAATGGATGCCATATATGATGGAAATGATCTTATCCAAAACCCATATACTCTCATCTTCTTGGACTCAAGAGATGCAAAACAAGGGTTTGAAACATTCGCCTCATACCATCCCGAAAACATAGCTTGTTTAAATAACACTTATATTACATTTAAGGACGGCAGTTTGTGGATTCATGCTGGGGGTACTTATTGTAACTTTTATGGAGTTCAGTATGGGTCTTATGTGGATGTAGCATTTAATGATAGGGCAATAGATAGAAAAACATATTTGGCTATATTCCAAACATCAAATTCGGCATGGTATTGCCCTTCTATTACATCTCAATTAATGACATATGGCTCTACGAATCAAGAAAGCGAGATTGTAGCGGCAAGATTTGTAGAATTGGAAGGGCAATATACATCGGCAATCTTGAGGGATAAAAATAGCCCAGGGGGCCTTATCAATGGTCAAACAATGCACGGAAATTATTTGGTAGTTAGATTCCAAAAGGACAGCGCAACTAATTTTTATTTCCTTAATACCGTATCTTTGAACTATATTAATTCACCCCTAAACGCAAGATAATTGTCATTACCATTCAACATATATATGCAGCCGCCAAATGTATTGGTTCAGCCTATATATAGTGGGTGGAATTTAATTACGGCTAATAATATAGGAACATGGGGCGAAGTGGTACAAATAAATCCAAACACGCTACCATTTAATGTGGGTAATATAGTGTTTTACAATCCGCAAGATGTACCACTTATTTACTCTCAATACACAAATCAGTTTTATAATGTACTAAACGAAGATAGAATATTATTTATAGAGTCCGGAGTGCCATTACCACCATGATAACAATAAAAAAAATATCAAAAACGGAGATACCAGCATTGGTAGAAATGTCTTATGTAGGAGATGATGAGCTTATTGATAAGTATCATCATCTTTGTATTGAAGGTAAGCCCACAAGAGAGTTTGCCGTATTAGCTTCTTTGCATAGAATCCACGAAGCATCTCAAGAGACAAAATTGAATTATTACAAAGTAATTTTTCAAAAAAAGCCTATTGGATATTTCGTTACATTTGATAACGTTTTATATAGCTTTTGTATTAATAAAAAATATAGAAATAAGGAGAACTTAATTGGGTGGTTTAATCAAGTTAAAAAGACACTTGGCAAGCCATTCCAATGTATATTAAGCACTCACAATACAAGAGCAATAGACCATTTGATAAAGCAGGGTATGGTTAGATATAGAGATAATGAAGAAGATAAAGTAACAACACTTGTGTACTATTAAAATAATGTCATGGGCGAAGAATTAGAATTGAAGGAGAAAACTAAAGACGAAAGAATAGATGAACTTGAATCCATAATGGCTGAAAATATGGATTTAGTTCAATGTCCATTGGTACACAGATTTACTGAAGGTCTTTATGTAAGGGAAATATTCATGCCTGCTGGAACTTTAATAACAAGCAAAATACACAAAACGCAACATCAGTATTTTGTTTTAAAAGGTAAAGTTTCGGTATGGATTGATGAAGGAGAAGAAGTTTTTATTGAAGCTCCATATATAGGAGTTACACAACCTGGGACAAGAAGGGTATTATATATATGGGAAGATTGTGTATGGGCTACGGCTCATCCTAATCCAGATAATGAAAATGAAGAACAAATAGAAGAAAGAATTATTGAAAAACACGATAATCCACTTTTGCCCCAAGAAGTAAAAGATGCCTTAAAAATAATAAATTCGTCTAACGCCAAAATAATAGAAAAATGAGTTATGTTACAATAGCAGTAACCGGCGCAGGAGCGCTTGGTAGCCTTGGTCAAATATTAACTGCCGGAACAAAAAAGAAGGAACAAGCACTTGAGCAGCACGCAGCTAATGCCCCTAAATTTGGCGGAAGTAGTGCATTGGATCAATATTATCAGCAAAGCCTTCAGCAAGCTATGACACCGGCTGCTCAGAGCGCAATGTATAAGCAGCAACAAAATCTTATTAATAGAAACTTAGCAACTGGTATTGGAGCAACAAACATGGGAAGGCCAGGAGGCCAAGGGGCTATTGCTTCAATGGTTCAAGGCTCTACTGATGCTTCATCTCGTGCATTAGCCGGAGCAGAGCAACAGAAAGAACAAAGGTTTGCAAGACTTGGGCAAGTAACTTCTCAAAAGGCAGCAGAAGATATGCGTAAATTCCAAATCAATCAAATGCAGCCCTGGGAAACTAAATACAATCTTTTGGCAGCTAAAGCCGCTAAAGCCGCACAGCAAAAACAAGCAGGCTTCCAAAATTTAATGGGTAGTTTGCAAACTGGAGCATCTGCTTTGGGATATATGAAAAAAGGAAATACAGGAAAAACAAATAATAATACTGATAATACTGATAATAACGAACCATCCGAATAGTAATAAATTTTAATGGCAGGAGGATATTTAGGATAATAAAATAAAATAATAATGGCTATATATAATCCATCCGACTTATATGGTGGCGAAGCGTTCAGAATAGACACTACGCCTATGATGAACTTTCTTGTCAAAAGACAAGCACAAGAGCAAGCAAAAGAGCAAGCCCTTGATAAGTATTATAGGGATATGATAAAAACGGCTTCTGATAAGAATGTTAGGCCACAAGAAGCCCCAGCATTTTATCAAGCAGTTCAAAATTACAAGAACTTTTATATGCAAAATTCCGCAGCTTTGGCAAGCGGAAAAAATCCGGCACTTAGAATGCAAGCGGAACAACTTGCGCAAGTACCATATCAGATAATGTCTGATAGCGCTCCTGCTCTTGCTACGGATACTAAAATAGGACAAGCAACACTAAGCAACCCAGATGTAAAAAAGAGATGGACGAAAAAAGCTACCGATGATTATAGTGCATCAGCCCAATCAATATGGGCAGTTGATCCAGAAACAAAACAAGTAATAAAAAATCCTGCATATAAAGCATTCAATACTTCACTTATAGAAGTAGCGCCAAAAGAAATGGATGTAAGTGGATTTTACGCTAAAAAATTCAATGAGTTTGGATATAAGCCATCAGAAACAATAGTAGGAGAGAAATTAAGAAAGGGTTCTCAATTTGTTTATGAAGGCACTAAACAAATTTCTTACGATACGCCAACATTGCAAAAGTATGGCGATGCAATGAAAAATTCTTATGACAATGATAATGATTTGCAGTATAATTTTTTGAATGGCAAAACATTTGACCAAATGAAATCCGGAGATGTTAACGGATTTAATGACTTAAATGCAATACATAAGAATGTTTTTGGAACAGATATACAAGATGATAGAGATTTGTTTGCAGCTACTGCTATAAAAACAATGGCTCAAACAAGAACAGAACCATTCAAGAGAATTGATGAAGATGCTAAGATGAAAGTTCAAGCAGAAACAAGCAAACAGAATGCGGCAGCAATTGCAAAGGCAGTAGCAAATGCAAAAGGCCAAGGTGAAAAAATTGACGTTAATACATTGCCAACTGCGCTTGAATCATTTTCAGATATGGTTGTAAATCCCAAAGATGGAATTTTTGTAAAAAACACCAAATGGGTAGATAAAAATGGCAATTTGTTTACAGGAACAGTAAAAGTTGAAAAAGGTAAATTACCCACACAAGTAATAAAAAAGATACCTAACAATCAATTTGTTGACGAAGCTGAAATACAAGTAAAAAATGGCGTTCCTGTTATTATTCAAACAGAAGAAGGTAGCGTTGATAGAAATACTTTGCTACCAGATGCCATACAAGATGCTAAAAATAAGAAGCAATTAAATAAAACAAGTTTTGTACCTTCAATGAGCGGTAAGGTGGAGCAAGATTTAGCTACAAATCAAAGCAACGACAAATTAAATTTATCAATTTAATGGCAAACGAAATGCAACCAATGGCTAATGAGCCACAAGTAGAAATACCTCAAGAAGAAACAATTACTGAAACTCAAATAGAGGCGCCCATAGCTTCTCCAGAACCTACCAAAAAGCCTATATTAAAAGCAAAGGATGGTAGGTTATTTTCAATGAAGCAATTGATGGATGCCTCATATACTCCCGAAAGAATACAATCCGGCATAGACAATGGCAATCTTACAGAAGTAGGCGATATTACGGACCATGACCAACAATATAAATCAGCAGACGGCAGAGTATTTAATTACAAAGATTTAATGACTGCGGGATATGATACTGATAGAATTGAAAACGGAATTTCCAATGGGAAATTAACTATCGTTGAAAAAAAAAGTCCATCCCCTTCTTTACTCATTGCTACAAATGGCTCACAGGATGGCGTATCTCCATCTCCATCCACAACAAATATACAAGAAACAAAGGTCGTTAGTGAACCTACGCCAGAGCCAGAACCTCCTCAAAACCTCGTTGATTGGTTAGCATCTAAAAAGCTTCCATACGATAAGCAATCAAGACAACAATTAGCCGAAAAGTATGGCATACAAGGCTATGATTTTTCTGATAATAAGAATAAAGAGCTTCTTGATTATGCCAAAACTGATTATGAGCTTGGTGGCAATATAAAGCAATTGAATTATACCAATGATGATCAAGGTTTGCAAAAATACGCCCAAGACAATAATCTCCAATATGATGGCTCTTTGCAATCAAAAAAACAATTGCTTGATGATGCAAAAACTAAATTAGGTTCTAAAAAAGATATTCAAGATTTAGTTAATTATGCGGTGACTTTTGGCAATCTTGATGTGGCTGATTTTTCAACTCCAGAAGCAAAACAAAAACTTACAGACGTACTCAACAAAGAGGCGCAAACATTTGGCATACAGAATTTTAATTTACAAGATTATAAATCATTAGGAGAGCTTGCAGAGGCATTAAGAACAAAGACAAATAAGATACAGAGTCTTTATGAAAATATGCAGTATATAAAGCCGGTATCAATGCCAACAAGTGTTACGGATGTATTTAAGACAATAGGGCTTCCTTCCGACAAGCAAAGTATTGCAAAACTTGCTGTTGATAAAGGAGTAATTCAAAATGAATCAGAATATGTTGGGAATGGAATACAGGACACTAAAATAATAAACGCATTAAAGCCACAATATTTTAAGATAAAGTTTGCAAAAAATCTTCAAGATGTTGCTAATACAGTTGGTGTAAAGAATTTTGATCCAAGCAACATTAATAGTCTTAATGACTTGTCCATAAAGATAAATACGCAAGTTGGAGGCATAAAAGACCAATACGCAATATTTAATAAAGAAAAAGGCGACTACGAAAAGAATGGTCGCCCTATGGGATGGGATTTTGATACTTACATAAAATACAAGTATAATAAAAATAAGTTTGGGCAACCTAATTTAGACAAAGGATATGAATACAGGCCAACTAAAAATGGCTTACAGAAATTTAAAATAACAGAAGAAGAACAAAAGAAGTACGATACCATGCCTTATTTGGGGGCTATGGATGCGACTCAACAAAAAGAGAACGCAAGTAGAATGGGTGTTCCTTTAAGAACTTACCAAGGAATACAATTGGCTGCATTAAAGGGAGATTATTCTGCATTTGCAGATTTGCCTCAGTTTGAAAAATATCTCAAACCAAGCGGTACTATAATGAAAAAGAGTACTGAATTTACAGACGAAGGCAAGAAAGAGATAAATAAATTTATATCAGATCCTGGAAACTATTTAAGAATAAAGCAAGAACAAGGAGAACTTGATAAAGTAGAAATTCAAAGACAAAACGAAGAGTACGATAGAAAATTCAAGGGCGCTGTTTTTGCTCAAATGTTATCCTCAATTCCTCCGCAATTTGAAAAATCTGGATTTGAGGGTATTTCGGATATATTGAATCCAGAAACAGCATCAAACGCAGTAGGATATTTGTGGAATAATGCTTGGGGTGGGCTTACTCAAATGGTTGGCGGCCTTTATAGCGTGGTTGGCGAAGATTTGCCTTCTGGAATTATCAATATTTTTTCTGACCAAAAAACAGACAGAACAATTTCCAATTGGCTAAAAAATGATGCAAGGGAAGGATTGACATTTAATTTGCATGGTGATGAAAAAAGATTTGCTGATGATTATATTTTAAGCGCAGCGGGAGCTGTTGCAAATATGCTACCAGCCGCTTTAGTTAATGTGTCCGGTGTGCCAGTCGGATTTATGGCTCAAGGATATGCAAACGGAATGGATTCTATAAATAGCACACCAGAAGGAAAGAATTTGCCCGAATATCAAAAATTAGTTTTTGCATATAACAATGGTATCATGCAAGGCCTTATAGCAAAAATGGGCATAGATAAAATATTTGGTAATGCAAGTAATAAATTGGCTGTAAATACTACAATAAATACAATAAAAAAAGCCGAAGCAAATAACATACTTCTTACTCCTTTGACTTTTGAGAAGTTGGCTACATCAGAACTTAATAGCATAAAAACTAAAGCTCTTACATTGGCAAGTCATGCTGGTACAGGAGCTACTTTTGGATTAGCCATGTCTGCAAATGATAAGTTATTAAAAAAGCTATTGAATGATAGTGTTGGCAGAAATGTTTTTGAAACACCAAGTTTTAAATTGCCTACTAAATTCAATGATATATTTAATGCAAAAGCTTATGGAGAAGGATGGGGCGAAATGCTTGGAGAAGCAAGGCAAGGAGCTTTGATGGGAGTTTTAACCGGTGCTGGTCCTGCGTCATTTAATAAGGTTCAATCAGAATTGAAAACAAAGGTGATGCAAGCTGATACTCCAGAAGCATTAAATAAACTTAGGGAGGATATCAAAAATAAAGCAAACCAAAGTTTAACCCCAGACCAAAGACAAACGTTAAATAAAATAATAGACGAGTATTCAACATACAATTATAAAATACCTTTATCTGTAATCAACATACCAAAAAGAATACAGATTGCAACTAATTTGATAAGAAGGGATGGATTGACAAAAGAGTTGAATGATTTGATGGAGAAAAAGAAAACTGAAGATCCAGCATTTCACGAAGGAATAGATTCGCAAATAGCAGGCATACAAAAATTAATTGAGGGAATCAATAAAGATATATCTGACTTATATACTAATCAGAAATCAGAATCAGCAATTATTACCAAAGATGCGTCTGATTTAGTACAATCAACAGATATTCCTCAAGAAATGACCCCAGAAGTACAAAAAGTGGCAGAGGATAATGGTATTGAGGTTGATGAAAATACTACTCCTCAAGATGTAGTCAATGAATTAAAGAATAAAATTGGATCAGAAGCGCCTGTTATTACCGAATCAGTAGATTTATCAATAAAGAACTACGAGAATACAGTAGCTGATGCTCAAAGAAGATTACAAGAAAATCCACAAGATTCACAAGCATCCCAAGATTTGGCTCAAGCTCAAATACAACTGCAACAAATAAAAGCAGACCCAGTAAGATATTTTGAGAATCTCAAAGAAAAAACAATAGATGACCTTCAAGCACAATTAGAACAAGGAGCAGACCCTAAAGATTTACAAATAGAAGCGGTAGAAAAGCAATTTGATGCTTTGATAGAAGATGCAAAAAAATATGCAAAAGAAAATCCAATAGGTGATGAGGCAGTAGTTGAAGTTAAGCTTGCTGAATTGCCAACAAAAACAATAGAGGCAGAGGTTGTAGAAGAAAAGCCATTAGAAACAAAGACAGAAACAACCAATCAAAAAGAAATAGATAGGCTAAGAGCAGAAGAACAAGCAGAGCTTGATTCAAGAATACCAAACGCAGAACAATACAGAGTAGATGGCAAAGTAGATAGAAGCAAACTTACTAACCCAGAAGATATAAAAGCATTTGATGAAGTTTATGCCAAGTACGATAAGCTAATATCACCTTTATTAAAACAAGTAGAAGTTACCAAGACAGAAGCTAAACCAGAAGCAGGTAGTGTTGGTGTAGGGGGAGATATTGCAAAAGAGAATGAGGCGGTAGAACAAACACCTACTGCATTAAGAGATGTAATAATTAATAAAAATAATACAGACGAGTATGTAAACCATTTAAAAAATGGAGGGGAATTAGCCCCAAGTGATTTGATTGATTTAAGATATGCCTTAAGAGAAAAACACAAGGCTGAACAAAATGAACTTTACGATAAAGCAGCTAAAGGTGAGTTATCTATGGGGGATGCTTATGTTTATTCTAAAAACTTAGATTCAGAAGGCAGAAAACTTGGTAAAAAGCAAAAAGAAGAAATGGATTTGATAGATAATCAACCAAATTCTTATGGGCTTAAAGGAGATATAAATGCACCTACAACATACCACTTTACAGACCCAACTTCATTGCTTAATATTCTTGATGAAAATTCTTTATATGGGGAAGGAGAAGTAAGCGGTGTTTCCACTACAACAAATAAAGGACTTGGGCATCCTGAATTATCTACTGTGCAGCAGTATGGGGAAGGTAACAAGCCATTGTCTTTTTCAGATAAGGGTGTAGTTATTGAATTAGACTTACAAAAATTAAGAAAAGACGGAATAAAAATAAAAGAAGGTAGCGAGAATTTAGGAACTTTTGTTGGAGAGGAAGAATTAAAGATTGGAGGTTATGATGGGATAAAAGATTTGAATAAATATATAAAACAAATTGAAGTAGATAAAAAAGTATTAGACCAAGAGCCTGTAACATCTCCATACCATGTATCGCTTAAAGATATTAAAAAAGCAGCAGAAAAACATGGAATTAAGGTAGTTGAAAAAACAGATTATGAAAGACCAAGAAATAAGTTAAAAGCAGTAGAATCCCTACTATCTAAAGAACAACCAGCAGAAGCAAAACCAGAAACTTTACCCACAGCGGAAAAACCTATTGAAGAAGAACTTCCGTTTGGAGAAGTAGAAAAAATGGAGCAAAAAGAAGAAAAGGTAGAGAAGGATGTAAAGAAAAGAGCATTGGCAATAGAAGCAGAGGACCCGCTTACTGTTGTTCTTCAATATTTTATATCAGGAGGCAAAATAAATCCAAGCGCATTAAGAGAATTATTTGGAAGAAAAGCGGGGGCTGAAGCCGTATTAGGCAAGAAAAAAATTACGGGAGAGCATAAGGCGCGATTAAATATGCAAGACAACAGCGCTCCAAGCATAAAAGAACTTGCTCATCAATTATGGGAAAGCCAATCAGAATATTTTCAAGATAGATATAGCGACCAAGATTTTAGAAATGCCATTGAGGATGTAATGCTTTCTCATAGTAGTCCAAAAACAATGATTGAGGACATAATGAGGCCTCACTTAGAACTTGAAGCTGAATTTGAAAAAAACTTTTCTCCAGATGAAGTAAGCTCAATGGGAGAAAATGCAGCTCAAAAATTAAAGCAAGAAGTAGAAAACTTGCCAGAAGATGTTCAAGCAGAAATGCTTTCTATATTGGAAAAATTTCAAAATGAAGATGGTTCTATTGATTGGAATAAATTAGAAAATGAATATAAATATGGATTTGTTCCAGAATTACTTACATTATCACCAAAAGCAGAAAAAATATTAAATGAAACAATTGAAAAAGTTAACAGACAAGCAGAAGAATCAATTAGCGGTATTCCTGGGGAAAATGTCGGTGGCCCGGAAAAAGCAACAGAGCCAACCGCAGAAACAACAACCCAAGCAGAAGTAAAGCCAGAAGAAACTCCGCCTTCAACAGAAAAAGTAGGAAAATTTGAAGAAAAGGCAAGAAAGTTAGCTGAAAAAATAGCCGGTGTTGAATTGCCAGACTTTTTGAAAACTCCAGATTTTTTGAAAGATGTTAAAAAGTCTGGAATGTCCGCCGAAGATTTACAAAAAAAGCTTGCAGACGCCGTTGTAAAAATGGGTAAATTATTGGATAAGGGTGTTGATTTCTATGAAGCTTTAAAAGAATCAGTAAGCGAATTAGTTTCAATAAGAGGTGAAGAAAATAGAGAAATAGTAGAAAAAGGTTTTGAGCAATTTTACAAGCAATTATCTGGGGAAAAGACTACTGAAGCAGGAGGTAATAAGCCACCAACGGAAACGCCAAATGTTCCATCATATTCTGGAACTAACGCAGAAAGACAATCTGGATTAAAAAGAAACATAATGGAAGCCGAAAGCATTCCATCAAATCTAAAACAAAAACTTGCCGATAATCTTAATTACAAAACGGCATCTAATGCTGAAGCAAGAGAAGTTGCAGTAGGTATTGTTGATCAAGTTGGTGAAAATCAAGCATTGGAAATAGCTAAAGGTGATGATATGCACCCAAGCGTAAGGTCTGCTATATACGCTGAATTAATTGATAGAGCAGCAGATAGAGAGAAAAATGCAAAAACGGATGCAGAAAAATTAGATGCTGCTATGCAATGGGCTGATTTGGTTGATAAATATTCTGCACAACTTACAGGAGCGGGGCAATTCACCGCTTATGCAGGACATTACTACAAGACAAGTCCACTCGGATTTATAATTGCAGAAAATAAATTTACTAAGGAAAGATTTGAGGAGTGGATGAAAACTAAAAATATTGATGAGCTTTATGATGAATTGATGAAAACCGAAGGTGGAGCAGAATTGTTTGAAGCCAAGGTTGAAGAAAGAAGAAAGCAAGAAAGAGCGGCTGATAGGAAAAAAAGAGATAAGAAGATTGACGACTTTTTTGACAAGTTAAAAATAAATCCAAATAACACATATGGATTTGTTATTCCATTATCTGTATTGAATCCGGTAATAGAAGGAATGAGATTAGCGGTAAAAGGAGGAGATAGAGTTGTTGATATAGTACAAAGAGCAATAGACCAAATATCAGATAAAGTAGGAGATAATTGGGATAAGGAAAAATTTAGAAAAGAATACGAATCAGCATTAACAAGAGTTGCAGATGAAGGTAAAAAGGACAAATCAAGAGAAGATCAATTAAAAGAAAGAATAAATGATTTAGAAAATCAAATAAAAGATTATCAAGAAAAAATAAAAAAGGGCGGAGTTCCATCAGAACAAAGAGTAGAAAAATTTGGCAATGTTGAAGAAGTTCAGAAATTAATAAAAGAAAGAGATGAGCTTAGAAGAGAAAATCAAAAACTTGTAAAAGAGGCAAGGATTGCATCTGGTGAAATTACTCCAAACGAAAAAAAGATTCAAGAAAGAATAGAAAATTTAGAGGCGGAATTAGACAGAGTAAGATTCAGAAGAGAAAAAGAACAAAAAGAAAAAAAAGAACCTCAAAAAATAGAATATACAAAAGAAGAACAAGATTTAATTTCTAAAATTGAAGAAGAACAAAAAAAATGGGATGAAGAAATAGATCAATCAAGAAGAAATTCAAAAGACTATAAAGCTTTGGAATCGGAAATTAACAGACAAATGAAAAAGATTTCCGATTTAAAAGAAAAATTGAATATTCTTGAATCTGGCAAATTGCCAGAAGGTAAAAAAAGAGAAGTAAAAAAAGACACGCCGGAAATTGAAAATTTAAAATCTGAAGTTGAAAAAGCCGAAAAGGATTTGAGAGAAAATATGGCAACGAAGAAAAGAATAGATGATTTAGAAAAAGAACTTGACAGATTAAAACAAAGAAAAGAAAAAGAGCCAAGCGAAACAAATAAGAGAGAATATTCTGACAAAGAAATTGAATTAAGAGAAAAAATTGAAAATGAAAGATTGAAGTGGAAGATTGAAGATAATATTTCTAAATTAAAAGCAGAATTAGACAGAGTAAAAAATAGGCAAGAAAAAACAACCAATCCTGTTGAAAAAAGAAAATTAACAGATGAAGAAAAAGATTTAAAACAACAAATAAAAGAAGAATCAGAAATATGGTCTAAAGAAAAGAAAAAAGCAAACGAATCAGTCAATAGAATTAAAAGATATAATAAATTAAAAGACGAGCTTCAAAGAAGAAAAAGGGAAAATGATTTTAGTGCAGAAGCATATAAAGAAAAAAGAACTTTAAATGAACAAGAGCAAGCCGCAAAAGACGAATTAGATAAAGTAAAAGCCGAATATGATGAAGCAAAAAAACAATCTCCAGAATGGCAGAAAAAGAAAGCACAGCAATTCTTAGATGAATTTCAGAGAAGAGCCAAAGGAATTGATAAAGAAAAATTAAGAGAAATAGTAAGGAGAAGTATAAAAAAGATAGCCGAATCTGGTGGATTGCAGAAAGAAGAATTTAGAAAAATTGTTGCCGATGTTATGGGATTCAGAGATTTGTCACCAGACATGGTTACAAAAATTGAAAAACTTACCGATATAATAAACAATGTAGCGAAGGTAGAAGATGAGATGGTAAAAGACCCAACAAGAGAGAATATAGATAAATTAAGAAAAGCAAAAGAAGAATCAGTAAAAGCCGAAGTAGAGCTTTTGAATATGCTTCATAGAGAAGCGGACCTTGGAGGAACATTTGCAAGTATGTGGAAAGGTGGGTTGATGTCTATTTTTACTTTGGTCAAAAACCCTATCCAAAACTTGGCATATCAAGCAATAAGATTTAGTACATCATCAGTAAAACAAGCTGCTGAACTTGCTCTTTATGGAGGATCAAAAATTACAAATAAATTAGGGTTGACTGGCGTTTACAAACCAACAACTAATTTAGCCATTGCTCAAAAATATTATTTTTCTGGAACAGGCGGCGGAGTGCGTAAGGGTTTTTTAAAGTTTAAAACAGGGCATCCAGGCGGAGATTTCTTTGGAACAACAAGTTATCAAAGTTCATTATCTCCTGGTAAAGCGCTTCGTGATTATCAGCTTTGGAAGAAGGGTGAGAAATTTATGACTACAAAAGAAGTTGTTGATGCGTGGGTTAGAAAGTCATGGGTAGCAAGACAAAGTGATTTTATTTTAAGAGCATTGGCTTTTGGTGATATGCCAGCTCGTTCTGGTGCTCAATGGGCTAAAGCTGCTCAAATAGCATTTCAAGAATTAGGTTTTATAGAAGAAAATCAAATACAAGCATTTATAGAGTCTCCATTTAAGATGGCATATAAGAAATTTATTGCCGATGGAGTAGAAGCCAAAGATGCAGAAGCTAAAGCGAAAGAAGTAGAAAATAGAATTAATGAAGCAGGAAGTAGAGCTGTAATGGAACAAGAAAATATGCTTACCCAAATGCTTGGTGGACTAAGAAAGGGTGCTAAAGAAAAAGGCGGACTTGCTGCTGATGTTGTAATGACAACAACATTTCCATTTACAAAAATTTATAGCAATGTAATGTGGACTGGTTTAAAATTGACATTCCCAGAATTATCATTGGCTGAATCTGCCAATTACTCAAGAATGGCTTTTCAAGCCGCAAGAAAAGGTGACAAGGCAAAAGCAAGAGAATATACTGAAAAAGCAAAAGATTCAGCAGCTACCGCAGCCGTTGGATATGGATTTAGATATATTGCAGCGCCTTATTTACAACAAAATGGATTGGTACATTCAAGTCTTTCTGCTGATGAAAAAAGAAGAGTAATGCAAGGTGAAAGATTTTATTCCAAAATGAATCAATTAAACTTAGGCAAAATGCTTGGCGGAAGTGATTTTTGGGTTGATCTTGGCTGGTTTGGTCCTCTTGGTTCTACAATGGATATAGAAACAAAAAATGTAGAAAGAGAAAAAGAAAGAAAATCAAAAGGAGAAGAACCTGGAGATTTTCCTTTATTAGATGATTTTCAAGAATCAGCAATGGGAGCATTGAATACATTGGCCATTGATAATGGTACAAGTGTAATAAATGCTTTTATGTCTAAAGATAAAGGAAGTAATTACTTCACATCTGTTGCAAATGGATTTGGGAATATAATGACAGGAGGAACTTATGCAGCAATAAGTAAAGCTATGCTTCCTTATGAAGCTAATAATAATGCGGATAATGCTTATGATAAAATATTGAATAATCAGAAACAAAGAAATGCAGTACTTAGATATTTTGCTGGAGGACCTCCTCAAAGAGTTTCAATGTGGGGAGAGCCTATAAAAAAAGATGTAAGTGCGATGGGCATGGTCAATACACTTTTGGGATTTGAAGGAGGAGTAGGTGATAAATTTGGAGCAATTTTGTTTGACAAATACCAACAAACACAAGACGATAGATTTTTCCCAATGCCAGAGGATAATAAATTAAAAGTAAATGGCAAAGACGTTGAATTAAAAACACAAGAAAAAAGAGATTTAGATATATTAATTGGTCAAAATAGAAAAAAATTAATATCTCCATTTATTTATGACGTTGTGCCATTTTATGTAGCTGAGTATAAGTTTGGCGATGATGTAGCCAATGACCCAAGATATAAAGGAAAGGATGCCGAACAATATTTTGAAAAAATAAAAACTGATTTAAATGATTTGGCTAAAAAATATAAAATAAAAGATTTCCAAGTTGCTAAATCATCAGATAGAAATGATTTGAGGGAAGCGGCAAACGAACAAGATAAAAAAATAATTGATGCTTATGCTGAAGATTTTAATCAAATAAAGGTTAAAAAAAGTGCCAAAAAATTTACACAACTTAATTTGAAGCAACAAGCAGAAGCTTGTAATCAATTATATCAAATAGCTCGCGAAGCAGGATATTCTCAATTTATTCAAGTTCATCCAGAATATGCTCAAGCTGAATTGTTTGGTAAAGAAAGAAAAATGAAAGCAATGGAAACATTGTCTAAACAAAAAAATAAAAGACTTTATACCAAAGAACTTAAGCTTTCTGAATTTACCCCAGATCAAATGCTTCAACTTGAAGGCAATGGATTCCAAGGACCTCCGCCAGAAGAAAAAGAGAAGCCACAAGGTAACAATACTACGCAGGCAACTTCAAATGATTCAGAGGACGCGGGAGTCAACGCAGCTGCTCAATATATTCTAAACAATAATTCTTCACAAGAACCAGAAGATTAATTATATTTGCTAAACACCTATAAAAATGCCATTCTCACAAAATTTTACAGTAGCTCAAACATCAGCTAATCCGGCGTTTGTAATTATCACAGATACAAGTACAGGAAGCGATGGTGCTATTGATTCAAGAAGAATATACATTACGGATTGTTTTGGAAACTACATAGTGCCATCTGGAACTACAACTAATTACATTGAATGGCCTTTAGTTGATAATCCAATATCTTTAAACATCTTGACACAAGATACGGCAGCGAATATAAGAGTTGAATGGTTAGATGCTTCAAATAACATTTTGTATGAGCTTAATAATAACTATTGTTTTAGCGAGTTCAACAAGCAATTTCTTTACTATTTAATTCAGTTGCAATCGCAGACATATAACATTATCCAAGACAACAACTATTGGGGCAATGTGGGAATATTTTGGACTAATATAATTGGAGCAATAAATTCAGTTGAAATTGGAAATGATATATTTGCATCGCAAGCGTGTTTGAATAGGGCAACAAATATGGCACAAAACCAAGCTTATTTCTTCTAATGGCACAACTATCAATACCAGATATAATTGACTTGGGCGATATAAGCACGCCTCTTGCCTTGAATTATCAAGCAGATGGCTCTTTGTTTGGTCCAAGGAAAACATATACAGCTGCAACTACAATAGCTACTGTTACAGATGCTCTGAGATGGAATTGGGCTGGATTCCCAGACATTACAGAGGTAAGAGCTACGGCAACCATATCAATAGATACAATAGGAGATGAGGGGCAAACAATAACGGTTTATATTAATGACCCAATTCAAGGCAACATTTCGCTTGGTACATATACAATAAGCGCATCTGATACAACAATTAATTTGACTGCCGCAAATTTAGCAGCAGAACTTGCATTGAACTCTTATGGTTATGTAATAACAAATGTAAACAATGTAATTACAATAGAAGCTCCAGAAGGGCTTGGGGCTTTGATAAATGGAATATCTCCCAACTGCGTGATAACTGATGTGTATTTTATTTCTACCGAATTAGATGAAGTAATAATAACCCAAAATAATCTCAACCTAATAACGCAATAAATATGGCTAACGTTCAAATAAACCAATTACCCGCCGGTACAACACCATTGGATGGTTCTGAATTAATACCAGTAGATCAAGGCGCAACAACAGTAAAAATAACTACTTCAGACATTGCTGTATTGGCTAATGAGAACTCGGTTTTGAATGCTCAAGGAACTCCTCAAATAGCCTCTGATATTTTTTCTAATCGTCCACTTGCTGAGACAACAGGATCTATTTATATTTCAACCGATACTGACGAAATATATCAATATAATGGATCTAATTGGGATTTAACCGGAGGTATTGTGCAATCTATAATCAGTAGCACACTTTCTGTTGATAGCACAGACCCAAGAAATCCAATAGTTAATTTGGGATATGGTGTTTATACAGCGGTGATAAGCCAAACTGGTACAAATGCCCCAACTATTGACTATACGCTTGTAAATACCTTGGGTTTTACTCCTACATTTGGATATACTTCTGCTGGCAATTACACAATATTTTCAAGTGCTGCTTGGACAAATAATAAAATTGCTGTGTTTTTAACTCCAGGTTATATGCCAACCGGATTTGGCGTTAATGCTGGCGTTTCGCTTGGATGGGAAAGAAATAGTTCATCTCAAATAACATTGAAATCCAAAAAAACATCTACCGATACGGATACAAATGATTTGCTTTTTAAAGCAACAATAGAAATTAGAATTTACCCATAATAAATAAAAAATGTCACTACAAGTAAGTACAACTGCATTTACAGACGGAGTAACATCTTTCCAAAATCCTACTGCGAGAGGTGTTGCTAATTATTTGTATTGGCTTTGTGGTAAGTTTGCCTTAGAAGGTCAATTCATAATAACCGGCACGGGTGGTGGGTCGGTAGTTCCAATAAACCCAGGCGCAACGCCTAATCCAATTGAATTTGAAGTATCTGGTTCTTCATTCATGGTTAATGGACAAAGCACGGTTACCATACCAACATTCATAGGTTACAATCTTTTATTCGTAAGAAATAATGTGCCTCAATCAATAATAAATACTGGGGCATCTTATTTCTCATGGAATAAAACTACGGGTATATTCACTTGTAATCCCGCAGCTGTAACCGGAGAGCTTTTTCAATTATATCCATTTATTTAATTTTTTTATGAAAAGATTATTACTTGCGTTAGCATTAATGACAATTAGTGCAATTTGCTATGCCCAACCGCAATATCCAATTAATCAAACCATTGGTGCGCCAACCACACTTGTAACTTCAAGAGGTGGATTCAAGGCTGATAGCTCATTTATTGTTCCATACTATTCAGATACAGCTAAAGCCAACATTTCTCCTTATGGTAAAAATTACGCTGGCGCTGTAATTAGAGTTGGAGATAGTTTGTATATGAGAAACGCAAGCGCAACCAAGTGGATTAATTTATCTCAATCTGGCGGCGGCGGTGGAAACTCTTGGCTTGTTGGCGGGAATACAGATGCCATACCTCCTTATATTGGAAATATTGATCAAAAAGAACTTGACTTCATTACATTCAATTCAGTAAGAATGAGAATACCAAGTTCCGGAATAGTGAGAGGAAGCGCAGGCGCTAAAAAATATTTATTACTTGATACTATAACGAAATATCTTTATTATGGAGATGCAGGAGGTGGAAACGGAACAGTTACAAGCATATCTCAAGGATATGGAATTATCGCATCACCAAATCCAATAACGACAAGTGGTACAATATCAGCGGATACAATCACACTTAATAATAGATATATGAGAGCTGCTGATAGCTCTAAATATGTACAATCAGTTACCGCTTTAACAGATACAACATTTTCAGTTAAAAAAAATAATATAAGCGCTACAATAACATTAGTGCCAAATTTACAAACTGTTCTAAATAAAGGGAATCTTTCTTATCAAAAATCAGTTCTCATTATTGATAGTGTAAACACAGGCGCAAGCGCAAATACCGTAGCCGTATTAAGTTCAAAGGACTCAATTAGGGGATCAACATCTCCATATTTTGTGGGACTTGAAAAAAGATTTACAACCAACTACGCTACACTTGAATTTGACAAAACTACTTATATCAATAAGCTATTGCCAATATTAAAGTTATCTTCATCTGACTTGGATAAAGAGTTCAGAGCAACATCAGAAAAACTTTTCTTTAAAAAATTAAGCGGTGGTGGGACTACATTTTATGTACAGCCGCCCAATACACTTACAAATAATACACTAACACTTCCCAATACAACAGGAACATTAATAGCAAAAATTAATGGCAACTCTCCAGATTCAACGGGCAATATAACTATTTCAACAGGGTCTGGTACAGTTACATCTGTAGCTACTGGATATGGATTAAGTGGAGGAACTATTACAACAAGTGGAACTTTGATAGCTGATACATCAGTTAGTGGATTGTCGGGAAAGTATGTTCGCATATCTGATACATCTTCCATGCTTAGTCCTTATTTGAGGAAAGTAGATACCGCATCATTAAGCAATAGAATAAACTTGAAATTGAATATTTCAGATACATCGTCTATGCTTAGTCCATACCTAAGAAAAATAGATACTACAAACAAATGGGTAAATAACATAACAAGAACATTAGGTAAGGATTCAATCATTTACTACATAGGGAATACAAGATATGCTATAAAAGATAGTGTGGGAACTAATCCTCCTGCAAGCGGATATTATTTATCAATATCAGATAGCACTACACAAGACAATCCAACAGCAAATACACCAAGAGCAGTAAAATTTAATACAACAGACTTAGCCAACGGGTTTTCTCTTAATACACAAACTGCGGTATTTGTAGGTACTATTAATAATGGAGGTGCTGGTGCAGGAACTACTTTAAATGTAACATCATTAACATCTGGTAAGATTAAGGTAGGAATGGTATTAACAAACGGCAGTATAACCGCAGGGACTTTCATATCGGCATTTATATCTGGCAGTGGGGGAATAGGTACTTACGAAGTTTCAGTTTCTCAACTTAAAACATCTGCTACATATACAGGAACAATGACTTCTCAAATTGTATGTGCTAATACGGGTATTTACAATTTGCAATTTTCTTCTCAAATGGATAAATCAGATGCAGGTGTTGATTATGTGAATTTTTGGCTAAGAAAAAATGGAACTGATATAACTGCAAGTGCTGGAGTAATATCTTTACAAGGTAATAACCCAGCATATATGATGGCAGCATGGAATTATGTTATTCAATTAGTAGCTGGAGATACAATAGAATTATATTGGGGAAGTGCAGATATCAACATGAGCATAAGAGCAGAAGCTTCACAAACTACACCATTAGTTCATCCTGCTGTACAATCTACAATTTTTACAATTACTCAACAAGCTGGTATATTGGCAGGCACGGGAATTACCGCTATTAATTCGCTTACAGGATCAGCACAAACAATGGTAACGGGAACAGATAGTACTGATTTTAAGATAGTGTCTACAGGCACTTCCCATACATTTAATTTACCTACAGCATCAGCTACAAATAGAGGTGCTTTGTCATCAGCAAATTGGACTACATTTAATAGTAAGATTGGACCAGGAGATACCGCAACTATGCTTAGTCCATATTTAAGAAAGGTAGATACGGCATCCTTGAGCAATAGAATAAACTTAAAAGTAAATATTAGCGACACGGCTACCATGCTTAGTAAATATCTAAGAAAGACGGATACCGCATCTTTGAGCAATAGAATAAACCTAAAATTGAACATATCTGATACGGCAGCTATGCTTGCTAATTATGTTCAAAGTGTACCTACAATAGCTTATTTAGGATCTGACTTTACAACATCAAGTACTACTGCGGTTAGTACAAATCTATCCATAGCAGTAGCAGCTAATACTGCTTATAGGATAATGATTAACGGATCTGCATCAAAAGCTACATCTGCTACTGGTTTAAAAGTAAGTATCTCAGCTCCCGCAGGAACTACTATAAAAGCCAATTTTAGTTATGGAGCAAACGCCTTGAATACAATTCAAAACGCATTTATAACTGCTATAAATACTTTATATCCATCAACTGGATTCTCTACTGCTGTAGCTACTGAGGTTCCATTTAGGATTGAAGGAATTTTAGTGACAAGCTCTACCCCCGGTAACGTAATTTTGCAAGGGGCAACCGTCACATCAAATACTGCTACCATTTATGCAAGTACTTTGATGACACTTACCAAAGCGTATTCGCAATAATTAGTAATTTAATTTCGCTAAAAAGCCAATATAAATTAATTATTAATGGTAAAAAAAATGTTCAAATTGTCAAAATAAATCCAAAAATGTAGTTAATTTTAATAAGCACATAAAATTAAAAAAATGAGTAATGGAGAATTAACAAATTTATTAATCGGAGTTGTTATAGGATTAATAGTTTTTGTTGCGAAATTATTTATATCAAGACTTGACAAATTTGAAAAAATAGTACAATCCATATTGCTTTCTGATGTAGGGTTTAAAAAAGATATTGAGGTAATAAAAGATGATTTGAAAGATCACGAAATTAGAATACAAAAACTTGAATCGTGAAGATTATATATATGCCGCATTTATTGTAATGCTTTGTATCTATTTTGTAGATGAGATTTGGATTAGATTTATAGCCTATTTGTCTTGTATAATTTTTTTATATTTTTTAAATCAAAACGATAAATTATGAAATCAGCATTTGCATCATTGAACATTCAAGATTTTTTTAAAGGATTGATTGTTGCTATTTTAACTGCATTGGTTACTTTTCTTTATAATACAATGGATTCCGGAGAATTGGTTTTTAATTGGAAACAAATTGCAACTACATCATTAACGGCTGCACTTGCTTATATCATCAAGAATTATTTATCAAATAGTGAAGGTTCGTTTTTGTCAAAAGAATCAAAATGAAATATTTATTGTTTGTATTTTTATTTTTGGTTTTTGGTTGTTATTCTGAAAGACAAGCCCAGCGTGATTTAATTGAGGCTCAGCTAAAACATCCAGAAGTTGTTACAAAGTTTGTCGCCAAAAACTATCCATGCGATTCTTCAATTATACGAATTGATACAATAGAAAAAGTAAGATGGCAAGTTATCATTGATTCATTGAATAAAAAAATAATCATCAAAAAAGATACTATTGATAAAGTATTAAATGATACGGTTTATTTAAGAGACAATGATTGTCTTACTAAAATATCTAAATTAAAAAACGAACTTAAAGATTCTTATAAATTTATTGAAGGACTCCAGGAAACATTAAATAGGCAGATTCCGATTGTTTATAAAACGTATAAAGTAAAAGATACGGCTTTAATTCAATCAAAAGATTTTGAAATAAATGGGCTGAGAAGTGACTATGAATCCGCCAACGTAAAACGAATCAATTTATTGTGGTGGGTAATAATTTTATTACTTTTATTTGGATTGTCTTTAATTCTACATATAATTAGAAAATGACAACATCACAAAGAGCAGTTAATTTAATAAAAAAGTTTGAAGGCTTTTTCACAGACGCATATATATGCCCGGCTGGAAAAGTCACAATTGGATTTGGAAGCACTATGTGGTCAGATGGCAAAAAAATAAAAATGGGCGAGAAAATAACCCATGAAGATGCCGAGAAATTAATGTTTTGGGAATTAAAGAATAAAGAATATTGTTTGGCTAAATTGAAATTGAATCAGAATCAATTTGACGCGCTAATGAGTTTTGTTTATAATGTAGGATGTGGTAATTTATTAAAATCTACTTTATATAAAAAAGCTTTTATAAATCCTAATGACCCCACAATAAAAGATGAACTTCTTCGTTGGGTAAACAAAGGTAGTCCATTTGAGAAAGGTCTTAGGCGAAGGCGTAATGAAGAGTCAAAACTATATTATGAACAAATCTGAAATCGCAAGAAGCTACCGAGACAAGTTTCCTGATATGCCATCATTGAAGTTGGCAAGAATTATTTTTAAAGAACACAAGCTTCAATTCAAAGATGTTGAAAATGCAAGATCCATACTAAGACGAATTGAAGGTAAAAATGAAACCAAGGGCAAAGATGTATTAGCTAATCAAAAATACATAAGAGAAGAACCAAGGCCATACAATCCTTATAAGTTACCAGAGTCAGAAGAAACAATTTATACTCCTTTTGTATTTCCTCGTCACAAAAAAGTAGGCATATTATCAGATGTTCATTTGCCTTATCATTCACTTGACGCATTAACAGAAGCATTAACCAGTTTAAAAAAAGAAAAGGTTGATGCTTTGTTGCTTAATGGAGATACCATTGATTGCCACCAATTAAGTAGATTTATTAAAGATCCTAAAAAGAGAGATTTCAAATACGAATTGGATAGCTTGAAATTATTTTTTGATAAGTTAAAAACCATTCTGAATTGTAAAATTTACTTTAAACTTGGGAATCACGAACTAAGGTATCAGCATTTCCTTTTTCAAAAAGCCCATGAGATTGCCGGAATTGAAGATTTTGAATTTGCTAATATCATCAAGGCCAGGGAATATGATATAACGATGATAGAGGCTAATCAGTACATGAAGTTGAATGATTTGAATGGAATACATGGTCACGAATATATCGGCGGAATTTCAGCTCCTGTGAACGTTGCAAGAGGTTTATATTTGAGAGGTAAAGTATCGGCATTTCAAGGCCACAATCATGCGACAAGTGAACATACCGAATCTGATATGAATGGCAAGATTACAACTACATGGTCAATTGGTTGTTTGTCCGAGTTGAATCCGGCCTATATGCCACTAAATAAATGGAATCATGGCTATGCCTATGTAGAATTGGATGAAAACGGAAGCGATTATAACTTTCACAACAAAAGAATTTATAAAGGAAAAACTTTATAATCATGGATGAAAATTTAATACCAAACGAAGATCCAAAGGTTGAAGATGAAAAGGTAGAAACTGTTGAGCAGGAATTTGAAATAGAATATACTACCAGACTTGATTATATTCAAGGCGCTTATTTTTCATTGTCTGCTGTTGATGATATAGATGTGGCTCTTATGAACAAAGAAGATGAGAAAAGAATAAAGAGGATAAGAAGAAAGTCATTAAAAATAATTGATGAATGCCTTAATGAATTATATGATGAGATATTTGAGTCCGATGAAGATGATTCTTAATAAACATTTTCATGTTTTAGTTTAATGGTTACGACTCCCCCGGTATTTCTATACTGGGGATTTTTTTTATTAAAAATGGGGCTAAGAATAGCCCCATAACAAAAAACAAAGCCGTACAAAAAACCTATTTTAAATATTTTTGCTCAACAAAAGTAAGAACTATTACCATTACAAAGCAAACTATAAACATTATTCCGTTATACATAATTAAAAGATTTTGGTTTACAAAATATAAGATTCCGCATTATGTACATTTTTTCGTACATAAAACTTGACAAAACCCACACTATTCAAAGGAAAAAGTGCATGAAACTTGCCGAAAAATTCATGCTTTATCGGAAAAAATCAGATTAATTACTCAATTCTTATCACTTTCAAGCCCTCTGAAACAATTCTGGAGGCGAATTTCTTGCCACTTTTTTGGCGTCTAATCATTTCGCTCAAGTGCTTTCTGAAAATCCTTACATTAGGCTGAAATAAAGGCAGAACGGCATCTTCTCTAAAGCCAAGTGATTCAAATGTATTTTTGGCTGCTTCGTATGTATTAGTTTGATTCTTTGCCATAACAATACAAATATAGATTTATTTACGCATTTTCAAAACATTTATTTCATAATCAAGATGCTGAATTAAGTACTTAGCGTAATCAGTAAGCAATTCGTGTTCTTCAAATTTGAATACTTTTTCGCCATCTTCAAATGCTTTTTTGTATGCCTTTCTTAAAGCTCTCAATTTTTCCATATCAAACTCTACTATATTCATAACTTTCAATTTTAAAGTTTACCAACTTGTTACGTTTGTTATACAATATTCAGTACCAACATAGGCGCTCATCCAATCTCCAGGTTCAAGATAAAAGCGTTTCTCATTACTACTACAATCATTCCTAATTACTACTGAATAATCCGATACTCTATCACTCATAATTGTTCCGCAATTACAAGTTTGTTTTTTGCATGATGCCATCATGGCCAATGCTATTGAGGCTGCTGCCAATGCTAAAATTGCTTTTTTCATGTTTTTGTTTTTTAGATTATTAATTAAAGACAGTTTCTCCAAGATATTTTCTTTTTGTCTATTGCCTCCTTGACCTCTACAAAAAAATTAAACTGATTTTCTTTCAAATCATATGAAATATATTCTCCCGTTCCTAAATTGGTATATTTCATGTTAATCAATTTCTTTTCAAGTAACTTGCCAAAATACTCTCCGGAATAATCAAAGTGAGAACAAGTTGAATATCCTACGTTCATCCATGCCTCAAGTTTCAATATTTCCCCATCTTCAAAAGTAAATTCCAATTTAGCACTATCAATATTTTGGCCTATCCCTTTTGACATTACCATCATACCTCTATACCAAACTGAATCTTGTTGCTCTTGAAAAGAGAACATAAGACCAAACAGGGTATTTTTATCTTTTACACACAACAAAGGTTTATTACTTACTCCAGAATGTAAATCCGGACCAGATTCATTACACAATTCAATTATAAAATCACTTTGAGCAAATGATGACAAAGGAAATAATAAAACCACAATTAACTTTTTCATGTTTTTAGTTTTTAATGTTTATCAAAATCAATATAAAGCCAAATAATTAATTCCGAAAGCGCGTCCAGAATATCAATTTTCTCATTTGGAGTAGCTGATGAATTTCTAATTGACTCCATTAATTTGTCTATTTTTTCTTTTCTTATTGATTCCATAGTTTTATAATTTTAATATTGAATGTTCTACTATTGCAAGCGAATACTGATGAAGATGGCTGCCCATATCCGCTAACTTCTTTACATGATCAAAAGCCTTGTCATCATCATAAAAAAAGTCCATCTCCTCATCATCTACTTTTTGAATAAGAATAGTGCCGTCACGAATCTCCGAAATTCCGTGACAAGCGAATAGCCCCCATCCTTCATACTTTGCAATTTCATTGATTTGTTTAATTGTCATGGCTTTTGTTTTTAATTGTTATTAAATTATTTACCTTCTATTTCGTTTATGTCTATCTTACCCAATATGGCTAAGTATTGCCCCAGGGCAAGATATTTAAGTATGTTAGCCTCTCCATTGAACTTAACCGAAGCGCCAGCCAATACCAATTCTACATAGTTTAGCTGAATGTTCCAGCCCGATAAATCATGTTCCCCATGTCCTTCTTCCTTCTGATTTTCCCAATAATAATCGAAAGTTACAAGTAGTTCAATTCCATCATCATCAATAAGCGTTTTTGTGTATGTCTTAATTTTGTTTTTCATGTTCAGTATTTTTGAGTCATAAAGATACGCATTCAATTCATAAATTCAAGTTAACAATAACCCAATTATATGTTAATAGACGGCGAAATCAGCCCCCAATATTGTATTCCGGTTATAGTTATATTGGTAAGGCAATAAGACAGCGAAGCCCAGGTTTTCCGCTATACTACGGGCTAACAAATACTGATCCTTATTTTTTAGCTTTATACCCAATTCGCCCCCATGAAGCAAAGTAATTTCCGCCAATACATTGAACCGGTTGAAATAGTTTATTAAATTAGTTTGGGTTCTCATTTCTTCATTTTTTAGTTTTACAATTTTATTTTGCCTGTTAATCTTAACTAATTACACGAAAACCGTATGCCCTGCCGTTCCAGGCTTGTTAGCCACATTCGCGCGCCGATTGTTTGCCATATTCCTTCGCTCCCAATTATGAAATTTACTTTTTTTGTTTTCATGTTCTTTTGGTTTTAGGTTTTTGAAATTTGCGCCTGGCGCCCGACGTTTGCGCCGTTAATTTAGGGCCGGCGCCCCGTCCGTACCTTTGCCCGCGCCAGCTCATTTGCGCCCGTTTATAGTCGGCCCGCGTCCGTTCGCGTCCGTTTTTTTGGCCGCTGTTTGCGTCCTGCAAATTAGGCGCCCGATATCTTTGCCGGCGTCCGTTTATTTCATGGAGCGCCCGCTCCGATATATTTGCCCGCTCCGCTCCGCTTAATTTAGGGCCGTTTATAGCCGTTTATTTTTGGGCCTATATTCGCGCCCGCTCATAACTTTCGCGCCTATATTCGCGCCCGCTGTGGCGCTATATGGCGCGCCGTATATTTTCAGACATAGGGGCAAAAAAAAACAGGGCCGGCATATTGCCGCCCTATTTTCGCGAAATTTACGCGCTAATTATTGCCAGCCTTCACACTCCTTAAGACATTTGCTACACATAAAAAGATTATATTCATAATTATACGAAGCCGCGTCCGTCTCTTCGCGGCAACATTCGCAAGTTGCGCGCGCGCGGGTATCGTTAACAGGTATGAAATCATCTTCGTAATATTCACTGCCGCCCCAAAGGGAGTAATTTTTTGCGGGCGTCCATGTATAGCCGTCCGCTTTTTTATGTGTGGTAACTTTGGGCGCCGCCGTATATACGGGCCGATCTTGGTAGCTTTTATTACTGTACCAATTACCACTATCCCAATGCCCAAAATCTTCGTTAACAATAACTGAAACGGGGCCGTTAATTATCACTAATTTAGACGCGCCAATATAGCCGCCAATAAGTTCCAATAGCGCGTTATTGCCTGTAAAATTTGCGGGTAATTTTTTCAAGATAGTTTCATTAAATAAGTAGGTATCGGAGAAATCAGCGGAGCGTTCTAAATTATTGATCATGCCGTTATGAATGAATGCGGCCCGCTTATTAATACGGAAGGGATGGCAATTTGTCAAATTTACGCGGCCATGTGTGGCAATACGAAAATGTATCGCGATATCAATGTTAGGAAATTTCTTTCGGACGATCTGATATTCATTAAAAAACAACTTGTAACTTTTTAGCTCCTTGAATATTTGCACCCTTTCGCCGTCAAAATAACATAGGCCCGCGCCGTCTGGATTCGCGTCCCAACAATTACGAAACGTTTTTTTAGTCAATGTCCCTTTACGGTTTAAAATAGCTATACACATAAAATAATTTTTTGTAGGTTAAAAAATAGCGCGTTAATTACGGGCCGCGCCCCCCGTTTTTTTACCCTTTCACCCTTTAAGTCGTTGCCATATTTTTGCGGACCGTTTCAATTATTTTATCTATCTTTTTTTGAGATAGGCGCCCGCGCCCGATTGTTTTGTGAAATTCTATGGCGTCCGTTATTAAGCGCTCAAAATTCGCCGCGTTATTATACACATTCAAGCCCGTTAACAGTTTATTAAGTTCGTGGGCTGGATTAATTGCCATAATTAGCACGCGCGAAAATGAGGCGCCGATATTTTTAGCAATGCAGCGAAATAAATTAAGGCGAAAAATTACCGTTTCGTAACTTTTTACAGCGGAGAAAATACGAAATTCAATGTAATGCCCGCGCAAACGTACCGATTGAAATTTTTGTTTTTCTTTTATCAGTTTATTAATTGGCTTCGCTTCGCAATAATGATTTTTTAGCCTGTTTTTGTACATGGCATAAATTAGGGGCAAAAAGCCGCGGCAAAGATTCAAAAGTTCTTCATCATTTTTGCCTTCCATACTGAAGCCAATATGTCCGCCCGCGCCCTGTATTTCTTTGATATTGCAAAATTCCGCTAAGGGCTTCAATCTTTCCTCAGTTTTAGGGCTAAGTAAATTATATACCGGCGTCTTAAGTTCAAAGCCGTTTGAAACGCTCCCGTCCCTTTCAAGTACGGCGCCGGTGTTGCTGTATATTTGTTCTTTTTCAAAGTCAAATGAAGGGAGCGCGTTTTTTTCTATCTCAATGCCGAAGCCGAAAACCGTACCGGCGCCCGCGTCCTCATGTGTGTAATTTAATTCGCGCGGGCCTTGATCGTAGCCCCAAAGAGTATTTTTTTGAGGCTGTACTTCTTCTTCTTCTTCTTCTGGTTCTAAATGATATTCGCCGTCGCACTCCCAAAAATAAACGTCGTCATCCCTGTAATATTCGCCTTCACTTTGAACGTACTGCGCGCGGTTTATGTGGCAAAGTTCTTGATCATGTAGTATTACTATATCGTTATCATTTAGGTAATCAGTAACGTAATATTGGCCGCGATATTCAACACATTCGCGCTCATGCGTCCAAACTTCATCACCCCGGCGCCCGAACGCGCAGACGGCGTTATCTGCGTCAATATATTCGCCGTTAATTTCATCATAATTAAAATAACATTCATCTTGTTCACTATGGTAAACATCTCCGCTTGTTATTTCGGTTGTATCGCATAACAAAGCAGCATACCCGGTAGCCGTTAGGGTAATATCTTCGCCGTTTCTTAATTGATCAATAAAATCAGCGGGCAAGTAGCCGGCTTTTATACTGTTTTTTAATACTGATAATTTGATTAACATAAAATAATAATTTTAAGGGTGAATAAATTACGCGAAAGGGATAAAAAAATAATACTACAAAGGACGGTTTGAAGGTAGAACCGTATAACCTTTGGACGTATCAAACGGGGCTTTTATTGTTTTACTTATTGCCTGGAGCGCTTTTTTAAGCGCGTTAATTTGTGGTTTTTGTTCGTTAATAAGTTTTTGAACGTTTGCAGTTTCTAAGGTTTTGAGATTGTTTTGCATGATTTGAAATTTTAGAAGGTTATTGTTTTTTGTTTCTGTGATAAAATTACGCGTTGAAAATATAAAAAAATGTTATCGGTTAGTTATTCATTCGTTAAAAGGTTATCGGCCAAAGTACCGAAGCAAAGGATAAAGCAAATGAATAAAAAGATCCCGTAGCCTTCGGCGTCCGCGAATAAAAATACGGGCGAAAAAATTGTAATTAATAAGCAAATAATGCCGGCCGTCGTTTTTTGTTTGTTTGTCATGGCTTAAAATTTAAAGGGTTAAAATTAAAGATTGAAAAAATCATTTTTTTTGCGACGCTCATACTCGCGAAAAGCAGCCTGTAATTTGTAAACGTTTTCGGGGATACCTAATTCATTTACTAACTGTTTTATTCTTACGTTAGTTGATACCTTGCGGGCTTCATGAAATTCCAAGCCGTTTGCGCTTGCTGTAACTACCGGCGCGGGCTGTTTTTTTATTGCTGTTCTTTTTCTCATGACTTTTTATTTTATTGGTTTGTGTTTTTGTTTCTGTAATAAAATTACGCGACAAATAGCCAAAATAATGTTAATGCCCTCATAAAGTTTTGTTAATACCCTATACCCTTGATCATATACCTTAGCCGTATTTATTGCCATGCGCAAAGTAATAACCAGGCCCGCATATATTCGTAAGACATACAGCGCGCGCCGGCCGTCCTACATTTCGCG